AAGCGGCGGCCCTCCCCCGGCAGAGTACGCAAGTGATCCTCCCCATCACCAAAATGAAGGAGACGGAGATTTATGCCCCCAACTACCGGAACGGAGAGAAGGTCGTCCTGATTCGTTACCCCCATGGGGGTACGTTTGAGATCCCGGAGCTGACGGTCAACAATAAAAATCAGTCGGCGATCTCAATTCTGGGCAAGAACATCCGTGACGCCGTCGGCATCAATCCGAAGGTGGCGGAGCGATTGTCCGGAGCGGACTTTGACGGCGATCAGGTGGTGGTCATCCCCGTGGGCGGAAAGGTGTCGGTGAAATCCACCCCCGCCTTGGATGGTTTGAAGGATTTCGACCCAAAAGTTGAATACTCCACCGAGGGAAAGACTGGTGTCCGGCTCCTCTCAAAAGCCGCCACCCAGATAGAGATGGGTAAAATCTCCAACCTCATCACGGATATGACCTTAAAAGGGGCCCCCGAGGAGGAAATTACTAAGGCCGTCAAGCATAGCATGGTGGTCATCGATGCGGCTAAGCATAAGCTTGACTATAAGCGGTCGGAAGTAGAGAACGACATCCCCACCCTCCGCAAACGGTGGCAAGGGTACACGGACCCCGAAACCGGAAAGGAAGTGGGCGGGGCATCCACCCTGCTCTCCAGACGGAAGCAAAGCGTCGACGTTCCGGAGCGTCAGGGCAGCGGCCGTATCGACAAGGAGACGGGAAAGGTCATCTACAAGGAATCCGGGCGTACTTATGTGGACCCGAAGTCTGGTAAAACAATTCCGGCCACGACAAAGATTAAGCTCTTGGAGAAGGTCGACGATGTTCGGACCCTGTCTTCCGGCACTGTCCAGGAAGATGCCTATGCTGACTACGCAAATCGTATGAAGGCACTTGCCAATCGGGCAAGGCTTGAATACTTAGCGACGCCCACGTTGGTTCGTAATGCCAGTGCAGCAAAGGCTTATGCGCCTGAAGTTACCAGATTGACCAGTGCGTTGAAGACTGCTCAGCTTAACGCTCCTCGTGAACGTGAGGCTCAGCGTATTGCCAATGCGCAAGTTAAGGCAAAGATTCAGGCTAACAACATTACCGACAAAGACGAAATCTCAAAGATTCGTCGCTCCGCAATTAGCGACGCTCGTGTGACGACTGGAGCAAGCGGGAAAGGAACGCGCATTACAATCTCTGATGGAGAATGGGAAGCAATTCAGGCTGGCGCAATTTCTGATACAACCTTGAAAGAGATTCTTCGTTACTCTGATCCCGATGTCGTCCGGGAACGCGCAACCCCAAGAGCATCGACGCAGTTGTCGACTGCTCGCATCAATCGCATCAAGGCAATGGCAAACTCTGGCTGTACCAATGCCGAGATTGCTGATGCTTTGAACCTTTCATCTTCTGTTGTTTCCAAGTATCTCAATGAGTAAGAAAGGAAGTGAGAGCGAATGGAAACGTGTATGCTTACAACGACCGACAACCCGTATGACCCCTTTACCCAGTATGAAGCCTGGTATCGGTTTGACGAAGACAACGGGTATCACTCCTGCGCTTTCTTGGCGCGTATCGCCCGTACTTCCGATCAGCTCTCTGAGCAGGAGAACATGGAAGAAATCGAGCGAGCCATTAACGACATCATCAAGTATGACCCCTTGGGGATCTATAAAAAGGTGAAGCGGAAGCTGAAACCCGAGCCTGCCGTGACCATGTGACCCCCAAAAGCCTATAAAACCAGGAAAAAGAAATGTTCTCTGATTCAGAGCGCATTTCTTTTTGTCATTTTAGAGAAAAAATTCTGAAATGACGACCAGATTTAGGGTTCAAGGTGTGTTAAAGGGTATAGGGGGACCCCTTAAAAATACCACCCCCCCCTATGCATCGCGATGGTCTTCAAAAATTCTCCGGGGGATATTTTTGGAAAATGGCTTCGGTTTTCAGCGGTGCTTGAACAAGCCCACAGGGCGGCGTTTACCGGCGAGGACTCTTTTTCGTTCAGCTGTGATCTCCTTTCCGGCTGAGTACGCAATGCATTACCTCCATTGCCGCGAGTTTTTCTCCACTTGTCGGTAAGCTGCTTATGCGGGCTTCTTCAAGCACCGCTGAAAACCGGTCCAAACATCACAGAAACTGCCACAACTCTAAGTGAGAGGAGGTGTCAAGTGTGGCAAAAGCAACGAAACCTTCTGGCATTCAACCGAGGAAGCGCCGGGCCGCCTTGACACCGGAGGCCAGAGAGAACCAGCTGATCGATTTGGCCGTCAACCTGATTGAAAAGCGTCTGCTGGAGGGGACGGCTTCTTCCCAGGAGGTCACCACCATCCTGAAGCTCGGAACCACCAGGGCGCGTCTGGAAAATGAGCGGCTTGCCAAAGAGGTGGAGCTGGTCCAGGCCAAGACCGAGGCGTACAAATCCGGAGTCCGGATGGATGAGCTCTACGAAAAGGCCATGGCCGCCTTTAAGCGGTACAGCGGGCAGGACGAGGAGGACGGGGATGAGTATTAGATGTTACTCGGAATTGATCCTTCTCCCCACCTTCGAGGAGCGCTACCGCTATCTTCGTTTGAACGGTGTTGTCGGAGAGGAGACCTTCGGCTTTGACCGGTACATGAATCAGGTCTTTTATCGCTCCCCGGAGTGGAAGCAGATCCGGGATGTTGTGATTGCCCGGGACATGGGGTGTGATTTGGGAATTGCCGGACGGGAGATTTACCGCCGTCCACTTATCCACCACATGAACCCGATCCGCCCGGAGGACATCCGGGAGCGAAGAGGGATCATCCTCGATCCCGAGTTTCTGATCACCACAATTCATGAGACGCATCTGGCCATCCATTATGGCGACGAGAACCGGTTGTTCAAGGAGCCGATTACACGCAGACCCAATGATACCTGTCCTTGGAAAAAGTAGAGGAGGACTCGAAATGGAGAATCATGCTGCCGGTGTTGTGACGAATTGTCTGAGAGCGGCGCTTTATCAAGAGCCGAGAGCAAATTCCAAAGTCCTTACAGTCATTACGGCTCTGACCAGAGTTTCCGTTAATATGGACGAGCCAACAGATGCTTTCTATAAAGTATCGACCTCCAACGGCACCCAGGGGTACTGCATGAAGAAGTTCATCGCAGTCCGCCGGTGAGGAGGCTGTTATGGAGATTTCCGAAAGCATCCTGATATCAATCAAGAAACTGTTGGGCATCGACGAGAGTTACACGCACTTTGACCCGGACATCATCATCCACATCAACAGTGTGTTTTCCATCCTGACGCAAATGGGCGTTGGACCTGCCAACGGTTTCTCAATCTCAGGAAAAGATGAAGTCTGGTCCGGATTTATTCAGGATAAGCCGAACATCTTTTCCTTAGTCAAATCCTACGTTTACATGAAGGTTCGGTTGTTATTTGACCCGCCTCTCAGCTCCGCTGCCATTGAGTCCATCAACCGGCAGATCAGTGAGTTTGAGTGGCGGCTTTTTGTTGCAGCGGACCCCGTGAAGAACACTAGCGGGAAGGAGGAAAGTCAAAATGGAGAATAGCATGCTCCTGCACTACGGCATCAAAGGCATGAAGTGGGGCGTCCGCCGCTACCAGAACAAAGACGGCACCCTGACCGCCGCCGGTGAAAAACGCTATGACCGGGATAAACGGGAAAACGCGGCCAAGAAGAAGGAGAACCGCATCGACCTGTCCAACCCGGACCCGAAGCGCTGGGCTAAGGAGGACCTGGAGCGGACCAAGAAAACCGTCGACTCCAGCTCGGATCTGGTGAAGGAGATGAAAAAGCTGGAGCAGACCAGCACGTCCAAGCCAGCTCCGAAACGGATGGATCTGAGCAAGATGACCGACAAGGAGATGCGGGATAAGATCAACCGGGAGCTTCTGGAGCGGCAATACAATCAGCTGTTCGCGGATACCTCCCCAGCTCAGGTTTCTAAAGGGCGGCAGGCATTGCGGGATACGCTGGAAGTGGCGGGAAGCGTTCTGGCGATCGCAGGGTCTTCCCTGAGCATTGCCCTTGCAATCAAGGAATTGCGGGGGTAGTTGTTTATGGAACTGCATCACCATGGAATTCTGAAACAGAAGTGGGGCGTTCGGAACGGTCCTCCCTATCCCCTGCGGGGCGGCGACTACACTCCGGCCCAGAAAAAAGCCATCCGCAATAAGCGGAAGAGCGGCAACAGCATCTACAACAAGAAGCACTTTGACGAAGTGCTGAACGCCGATAAGACGACCCTGAGCACGTTGTCCTATGACAAGGACCGGACCAAGAACACCGATATGTTCTACGCAACCCACAATTCCCTGGACAAGCACCAGTATAACGCACTGTTCAACCGGCCGATCCCGCAGCCGGTATATGACGAGAATGGGAAGCAAATCGGAACCGGCGCGTTTATGAAGTACCGGATCGACAACTCGCTTAAAACCGACTTGAAGGTGGCGAGCGAGGACTCCGGCGCAGAGGTCTTCATGAATCTCTATCGAAAAGATCGGGATTTTTATAACTTTGTAACGGATAAGGACCGGATGCAGAGCTATTTCGTGAAAGACAAGTACAAATTCAAGGGGTATCGGGAAGCTGCCGCAGTGTTGGAAAGGATGAAGGACCCGGACTATACGCCCTCGGCCAAAGATCTCCAGACAGTCTATCGGATGTTCAATTATGTGATTCCATATGACGGACAGGGCGACCGATGGAAGGGGCATGACGTCTATGTCCAGCGCACCAAGTTTTTTAACGAATGCAAGAAGGCGGGCTATGGCGCGTTCCTTGACACGAACGACGCCATTTACGGCGGTTTCAAGGCCAAATCGCCCATCATCGTGTTCGACATGGAGCAGGTTATTCCAAAAGATACCTACCGGACAAAGCTGAGCGAGCAGAAGTTCTCCACCCTGGTTCTCCTTGGCAGAAAAGCGCTGGGGCTGTAACGGGAGGCTGGTGAACCGATGTTATCCAACACCGCCGTCCCCCGTTACTACGGCGCATTCCGCGATGCGGTCATCCGCGGCGATATTCCGGTCTGCAAGGAAGTTGCCATGGAGATGTACCGGATTGACCGGCTGATCGAGTCGCCCAGTTACTACTATGATGACAGGGCGGTGGAGGGCTGGATCGAGTTCTGCGAGAACGAGCTGACCTTGACCGACGGTTCCGACCTGCATCTCCTGGATACCTTCAAGCTTTGGGGGGAACAGGTGTTCGGCTGGTACTATTTCGACGACCGCTCTGTCTATGTACCCAATCCGGACGGCAGAGGCGGACGCTATGTGACCAAGCGGATCAAGCAGCGGCTGACCAAAAAGCAGTACCTGATCGTGGGGAGAGGCGCGGCGAAGTCGCTTTACGATTCCTGCATTCAGGCATACTTCTGTGTTGTGGACGGCTCCACCACCCATCAGATCACCACGGCCCCCACCATGAAGCAGGCCGAGGAGATCATCAACCCCATCAAGACCGCCATCACCCGGGCCAGAGGCCCCGTCTTCCAGTTCATGACTGAGGGGTCTTTGCAGAACACCACCGGGTCCCGGGCCAATCGGGTGAAGCTGGCCTCTACCAAGAAGGGTATTGAGAATTTTATCTCGGGCTCCCTGATTGAGATCCGCCCCATGTCGGTGGACAAGCTCCAGGGCCTGCGCTGCAAAGTGGCCACCGTGGACGAGTGGCTGTCCTCCGCCGACGCCCGGGAGGATGTCATCGGCGCGGTGGAGCAGGGCGCCTCCAAGCTGGACGACTACCTTATTATAGCGACCAGTTCCGAGGGCACGGTTCGTAACGGCGCCGGCGATACCATCAAAATGGAGCTGATGAACATTCTCCAAGGCATTGGCCCTCCGCAGGAGCATGTTTCCATCTGGTGGTACAAGCTGGACTCTGTTGAGGAGGTGGCCTACCCCGATATGTGGCCTAAGGCCAACCCGAATCTGGGAAAGACCGTCACCTATGAGACCTATCAGAAGGATGTGGACCGGGCGGAAACCGCCCCCGCCACACGGAATGATATGCTGGCCAAGCGGTTCGGCCTTCCTATGGAGGGGTACACCTACTACTTCACCTACGAGGAGACTTTGCCCCACCGCCGGCAGCGGTTTTGGCAGATGCCCTGCTCCATGGGCGCCGATCTCTCCCAGGGCGATGACTTCTGCTCCTTTACGTTCCTGTTCCCTCTTCGGGATGGTTCCTTTGGCGTTAAGTCGCGCAACTACATCACATCGGTGACACTCCATAAGCTCCCCGCCGCCATGCGGGTTAAGTACGAGGACTTTATGGCAGAGGGCAGCCTGATCGTCATGGAGGGGACAGTTCTCGACATGATGCAGGTCTATGAGGATCTGGACGACCATGTCATCAACTGCGGCTACGATGTGCGCTGCTTTGGATATGACCCCTACAACGCCAAGGAATTTGTGGAGCGGTGGGTCAATGAGAACGGCCCGTTTGGGGTCGAGGTGGTCCGGCAGGGGGCGAGAACGGAATCCGTCCCCCTGGGCGAGCTGAAGAAGCTGGCCGGAGAGCGGATGCTGCTCTTTGACGAGGACTTAATCACCTTCTCTATGGGCAACTGCATCACGATGGAGGACACCAACGGCAACCGTAAGCTGCTGAAAAAGCGGTCTGACCAGAAGATCGACGCGGTGGCGGCCATGATGGACGCCTACGTCGCCTATAAACACAACCCAGAAGCATTTGAGTAAAAAAAAAAGGGGGGGGGTACTTATGAAGCCCTATTATAAACCTTCTCCCCAGGATTGCCTTGCCCATTATGGAGTCAAGGGCATGAAATGGGGCGTCAGGCGTTATCAGAACTATGACGGTTCCTATACCCGAAAAGGACTGGAGCGCTATCGCAAAGCCGAATCGGACTATGAACGTGCCAAATCAAAAGCGGCAGAAACGAAAGCCGCCCATAAATCCGGACAGGCTACCCGGCAGCAGGTCAAGGACGCTAATCGGGCCGTCAAAACCGAAAAACGTCGGATGGAAGACGCCTATGGTAAACTGAAGACCGACAAGTTAGCGGATGAAGGCAAGAAACTTTATCAGCGCGGCAAGACCATTACCGGGAATACCCGAACTGCTTATTTAGCGGAAACGGCCATAGTAGTTGGTTCCTATGCGGTAAGTTCACTCTTATCCAAAGGGATGGAAGACCAGCGGACGGCACAACTTGCGGGCTCAGCTATCGCAGTGGGCGGAACAATCGTGAACGCTTTGCTCGCTGGAAAGGCCATCAGCGAGAACAGAAAGCTGCGGGCCTACTATGCCCATTGAGAAGAGAGGGACAATGATGGCGTTGACTCCTATTTTTCTCGACATTCTTTTGCACAATGGCATTCGCCCTGTCAAAGCGGCGAAACGCCTCACCACAGACTCTTAACCGGGTCTGTGGTTTTTTTTTTGACCTAAATTAGATACACACGGGACGGTTGTTACAAATTTTATCACAGATAGGAGGTGACCGCGATTGTCAGATGTTTTGCAGCACTACGGCATCCGTGGGATGAAATGGGGCGTGCGGAGATTTCAGCAGAAGGATGGAAGCTTGACGTCCCAGGGCCGGAAACGGTACGGCGGTGAGGATGGACCCGAGCGGAAGAAGCTGCCCGCAGCCGGAAAAGCGGCCGTGGGAGCGGCGGCAGCCGCAGGAATCGTTCTTACCGCTTATCTGGTAAAACGGCACGGGGCGAAAAAGGCGGCGGAGCTTGCCGCAAAGGCAGAGCAGGGAAAGCGGGCCGTGGAGCAGCTTCAAAAGAGCGCCTCCGTCTTCTCAACGCCGGTCAGCCAGCTTCGGACTCCCGGGCCGTCTCCGGGCGGCGGCGTTCAGCAGGCGGTAAAAACCGTTGCCTCGGCCACAAAGCAGGCATCCGCGGCAAAGCCTCCTCCGGCTTACGACTTCGCGGCCTTGATGAAGCAGAACGACGAGCTGCTCAAGAAGATGTACGCCGATCTGCTGTCGTAGGAGGTGAGAAAAGTGGAAATGTCAGTTGGTTCCAGGCTGAAACACGCCTGGAACGCTTTTTTAGGCAATGAGTTTTTCAAGTACAGCCATTCCCTTGGCCCCAGCTACTCCTACCGCCCGGACCGGCCCATTTTCAGCCGGGGAAACGAGCGCTCCATCATTACCTCCGTCTACAACCGGATCGCGCTGGACGCGGCGTCGATTGGGATTCAGCATGTCCGCCTGGATGACGACGGCCGGTTTACAGAGGTGATCAATTCAAGTTTGAACGGCTGTTTGACTTTGGAGGCAAATCTGGACCAGACCGGGCGGGCCTTTATCCAGGACGTGGTCATGTCCATGCTGGACGAGGGATGCGTGGCCATCGTGCCCACGGATACCGACCTCGACCCGGAGACCGGCTCGTTCAAGATCGAAACGATGCGTACCGGGAAAATCGTGGAGTGGTATCCCAAGCACGTCAAGGTCCGGGTCTACAACGAGAACCGGGGCGAGAAGCAGGATGTCATCCTGCCGAAGAGTGGGGTCGCCATCATTGAGAACCCGTTTTTCGCGGTGATGAATGAGCCCAACTCCACCATGCAGCGGTTGATCCGAAAACTCAATATTTTGGACGCAATCGACGAGCAGAGCGGTTCCGGAAAACTCAACCTGATTATTCAGCTGCCCTACGTCATCAAGACGGAAGCGAGGCGTCAACAGGCGGAAAAACGCCGTAAAGATATCGAGGAACAGTTGTCCGGCTCCAAGTATGGCGTCGCTTACACCGACGGCACGGAACACGTGGTCCAGCTGAACCGGCCCATCGACAACAATCTGATGTCCCAGATTGAATACCTGACGAGCATGCTTTACAGCCAGTTGGGGATCACGCAGGGGATTTTGGACGGGACTGCCGATGACCGGACGAAGCTGAATTACGACAACCGGACGATTGAACCGATCCTATCAGCCATTGTTGACGAAATGAAGAGGAAATTCCTCACCAAAACTGCTCGGTCACAGAAGCAGTCGATCCTCTTCTTCAGAGACCCGTTCCGGCTGGTGCCCATCAACGATATTGCCGAAATTGCCGACAAGATGACCCGCAACGAGATCATGACCTCCAATGAGATCCGGCAGAAGATCGGCATGAAGCCGTCGAAGGACCCCAAGGCGGACGAGCTCCGAAACAGCAACTTAAGCGCCCCGAAAGAGGAGGGCAATCAGCCACCATCAACATCTGAAGGAGGAAACGTTCAAAATGAACCTGAAGTATGACTTTAGTGGCTGGGCGACCCGGAACGACCTTGTCTGCGCGGACGGACGAACCATCCGCCATAACGCATTCGAGGATTGCGACGGGAAGACGGTTCCCCTGGTTTGGAACCACCAGCACGACGAACCTGGCAACATCCTGGGCCACGCCCTTTTGGAGAACCGGAAGGACGGCGTTTACGCCTACTGCACATTCAACGAGACCGACGCCGGCAAGGCGGCTAAGATGCTGGTCCAGCATGGGGACATCGCGTCCCTGTCCATTTACGCCAATGGGCTGAAGCAGACCCCCAGCAAGGATGTGACGCATGGCGTCATCCGGGAGGTCAGCCTGGTGGTCGCCGGGGCAAATCCCGGCGCCTTTATTGACTTTGTGGATATGGCCCACGGCGAAGGCGGCGAGCAGGAGATGATCCTGTCCGCCTACGAGCCCATTTCCCTGTTCCGCCCCGACGAGAAGCCCCCTCTTGTTCATAAGGCCGGCTCTGGGGATGGCAAGAAAGAGGACAAGCCTAAGGACGACGGAAAAGAGGAGAAGCCTGAGAATGAGAAGACCGTCCAGGACGTGGTGGACAGCATGACCGAGGAGCAGAGAACGGTCATGTATGCCCTGATCGGCGCGGCCATGGAGGAATTGGATTCCCAGAAGGGCAAGGGGGACGGGGGCGACGACGATGACGACGACCCCGACAAGAAATCTGACAAAACCAAGGGAGGAAACAAGACCATGAAGCACAATGTTTTCGAGAACGAAGACACTCAGGACACCGTTCTGAGCCACTCCGACCGCGCTGACATTCTTGCTCTGGCCAAGAGCAACAGCGTGGGCAGCCTTCAGACCGCTCTGAAGATCTACGCTGAGCAGAACGAGCTCAAGCACGGCATCGACAATATCGAGAGCCTGTTCCCGGACTTCAAGGACCTGCGCCCCGGCGCGCCTGAGCGCGTTACCCGCGACCAGGGCTGGGTGACTGCCGTCATGCAGAAGGTCCACAAGAGCCCCATCAGCCGTATTCGTACCCGCCAGATGGACACCCGCAAGGACTCCATCCGGGCCCACGGCTATCAGAAGGGCAAGCGCAAGACTCTGTCCGGCAACATGAACGTCATCACCCGGACCACTGACCCTCAGACGGTGTACCGCACCGACGCCCTGCACCGGGACGACATTGTCGACATCACTGATTTCGATGTAGTGGAGTACCAGTATGCCGTGATGCGGGAGAACCTCAACGAAGAGGTGGCTACCGCCATCATGGTGGGCGACGGCCGCGAAGCGGACGACGAGATGAAGATCTCCGAGGACCACATCCGTTCCATCTGGAACGACAACGACCTCTACACCATCCACTACGACGTGGATATTGAGGCCGCCCGCGCCGAGCTCAACGGTAGCAAGACCGATATGAGCTTCGGCGAGAATTACATCTACTCCGAGGCCATCATCACCGCCGCTCTCTATGCCCGGGAGAAGTACAAGGGCACCGGCACCCCTGATTTCTTCTGCACGCCTCATCTGGTGAACGTGATGCTGCTGGCCCGGGACATGAACGGCCGCCGCATCTACAACTCCAAGGCCGACCTGGCCGCCGCCCTGAACATCGGCGAGCTCTATACTGCCGAGCAGTTCGAGGGCTTGGTCCGTATGGACGACGAGGGCGCCAAGCACAAGCTGCTGGGCCTCTTTGTCAACCTGGCCGACTATACCGTGGGCTCCACCAAGGGCGGCGAGATCACCCGGTTTGACCAGTTTGACATCGACTTCAACCAGCAGAAGTACCTGATCGAGACCCGCCTGTCCGGCGCGCTGACCCGCGTCTACTCCGCCATCGCGCTGGAGGAGCCTGTGGCCGCCAGCTCCGGCGGTGGTTCCAGCGCCGGCACTCCCTGAGGAGAAGCTTCAAAATGGCGAAATTTTATGGATCGGTAGGCTATGCTGATACCGTTGAGACTGCCCCTGGCGTGTATGAAGAGAAGATCGTTGAGTATCCGTACTATGGCGATTTGACTCGGAATACACGCCAGCTTCAGTCTGGGGAGACCCTGAACGACGACATCAATATCGCGAATGAGATCAGCATAGTCGCCGATCCGTTCGCCAGGAAGAACTTCCACAAGATGCGGTATGTGGCGTACATGGGCGCGAAATGGAAGATTTCCAAGGTCGAAGTGGGATATCCCCGCCTGATCCTGACGATTGGGGGGCTCTACAATGGGTGACAGGATTCAACTTCATACCCTTCTGTGCGGGATTCTTGGCTGTCCGGAACGCGGCGATGCGTGCCGGGCTTATTTTCAGCCTCCGGCCAGCAAGGAAATCCAGTACCCCTGCATCGTCTACGAGCGAAGCGAAATCAGCGCCATCCACGCTGACAACGCCCCCTACCGGCTGCTGGACCGGTATCAGGTGACGGCCATCTACAAGAACCCGGACAGCGATCTGCCCCACCGCCTTGCCATGCTGCCCATGTGCGCCCACGACCGTCATTTCACGGCCGACAATCTGAACCACGACATCTTCAACCTGTACTATTAAAAGGAGGAAATCCGAAATGAGTAAACTCGTATGGGACAAGATCGGGGAACGTTTCTACGAAACCGGCATCGATCACGCCGTCCTCTACCCCATCAGCGCCACCGGCGTCTACGACAGGGGTATAGCCTGGAGCGGCATCACCGCCATTAACGAGAGCCCCTCCGGCGCCGAGCCCAACAACATGTACGCCGACAACATCAAGTACCTGGTGCTGGTGGGCGCCGAGGACTTCGGTTTGACCATTGAGTGCTACACCTACCCCGACGAGTGGGAGGAGTGCGACGGCTCCGCGGAGATCGCCCCCGGCGTGATGGCCGGCCAGCAGACCCGCAAGGTCTTTGGCCTGAGCTACCGCACCAAGCTGGGCAACGATGTGGACGGTCAGGACCACGGCTATAAGCTGCACCTGGTCTACGGCGGTCTGGCCTCTCCCTCTGAGCGGGGCTATCAGACTGTCAACGACTCTCCTGAACCCATCAACCCCAGCTGGGAGGTCACGACCACTCCCGTGGACGTACCCGGCTTCAAGCCCACTGCCCGTCTGATCATCACCTCCACCAAGGCCGACCCTGCCAAGCTGAAGGCGCTGGAGGACATCCTCTACGGCACCGAGGAAACGGAGCCCCGGCTGCCTCTGCCCGAGGAAGTCATCAAGCTGTTGGCGAACGATGTTACAGTGACCGTCGCCCCGGAGAGCCCCTCCGCCACCCTGCTGGGCAAGAAGGTCTCCGAACTTCAGAGCAACGTCGTAGTGGGCGAGAGCGCCATCACCGGCAGCCTGAAGAATGTGACCGGCTATACCGGGTTCAGCAGCGATCCCTCTGAGCAGAAGGGGCACTATCTGGCGCTGAAATTTGACGTCGCTCCGGCCGACGCCACCACCACCGTGGAGCTGGTGGGCGGCACCAAGGGGGCTGTGGCTCTGGATGAGGACAAGAACATTGTTCTGCCCATCAAGAACAATTCCCAGAGCGTCAAGGTAATCTCCACCAAGGACAGCTCCTCTGTCACCAAGATCTATACTCTGACCGGCCTGACTCTGGAGTCCTGAGAAACGGGGACTGAAATCCAGACAACGAATCCGCAAGGCGGAGCTCTCTTCACCGAGGGCTCCGCTTTCTTTTATTTTTGAAAGGAGAAAACTGCAATGCTGAAGCTGACAAGGACTTACAACGACTATAACGGCGTTTCCCGCACGGAGGATTTCTACTTCAATCTGACCCAGGCCGAGGTGACCGAGCTGGAGCTCTCCGTGGACGGCGGTCTGGTGGAGATGATCAACCGCATTGTCGCGGCCCAGGATGGGAAGCAGATCATCGCCATCTTCAAGGACATCATTCTGCGGGCCTATGGTGAGAAGTCCCCTGACGGGAAGCGCTTTATCAAGAACCAGGAGCTGCGGGACGCGTTCGCCCAGACGGAGGCGTACAGCGATCTGTTCATGGAGCTGGCCACCGATGCGGAAGCGGCGGCCCGGTTCATCAACGGCATCGTCCCCCAGGGCAAGAAGGCTCCGGCTCCTCGGGCATAAGGCTGACTGGGGAGATCAGAGATGCTGGAACTTGTGATACCGGAGACCGAGCAGTATGACGAGGCGAACGACCGTTTTATCACGACCAAGAAGCAGGTGCTTCGGCTGGAACACTCTCTGGTCTCCCTTTCAAAATGGGAATCAAAATGGCATAAGCCTTACCTTTCCCGAAAGCCGAAGACGCGGGAGGAGCGGATCGACTATGTCCGGTGCATGACATTGACCCAGAACGTGGACCCCGATGTCTACACCGCCATTACGCCCCAGATGCTGAAAATGGTCGACGCTTACATCGACGATTCCATGACGGCGACCACCTTTGTCAAAGGCCGGAAGGGCCGGTCGGCCAATGAGGTCGTCACGGCGGAGATCATCTACTACTGGATGCTCTCCCACCAGATCCCCTTTGAGTGCCAGAAGTGGCATTTGAACCGGCTTATGACGCTGATTAACGTCTGCAACGCAAAGAACGGCCCTCAAAAGAAAATGAGCCAGAAGGAAATCTTTGCACAGAACCGTGCGCTGAACGCGGCACGCAGAAAGAGAGCCAATTCGAGAGGATGATGCACATGTCCGAAGCAGTGATTTGGAGTTTCTTCAAGAAGAAAGGCCTCTCGGATTGCGGAGCGGCTGGACTGATGGGGAATCTCTATGCCGAGAGCGGCCTGAAGCCGGACAATCTCCAGAACACCTGTGAAAAGAAGCTGGGATTGTCCGACGCGGACTATACCGCCCAGGTGGACGCCAGAATCTATCAGGATTTTGTCCACGACAGCGCCGGATATGGCCTTGCCCAGTGGACATTCTGGAGCCGGAAGCAAAAGCTGCTCGTCTTTGCCCTGAGCCGCGGCAAGAGCATCGGGGATTTGGAGATGCAGCTGGATTTTCTCTGGAAGGAACTGACCGAGAGCTATCCATCTCTGGTCAACATCTTGAAGACCGCCGCATCTGTCCGGGCGGCCTCCGACGCCGCGCTGGTACAGTTTGAGCGCCCCGCAGACCAGAGCGAGACGGCCAAGGCCAGACGGGCCGCTTACGGGCAGAAGTATTACGACCAATTTGCAGAAAGAGGTGAAACGATGTCTTCTACAACGATGCTGCCGGCTGTGGAGCGCGTGCTAGCCACGGCCAGAGCCGAGATCGGCTATATCGAGAAAGAAACCAATGCCCAGCTCGATCATAAGACGGCCAATGCCGGAGATAAAAACTGGAACAAGTATGCCAGGGATCTGGATGCGCTGGGGGTCGTTTATAACGGAAGGAAGAACGGCTATTCCTGGTGCGACATCTTTGTGGACTGGTGCCACATCCACACGTTCGGTCTGGAGCTGGCGTTGAAGCTGCTCTGCCAGGCAAAGAACGGCGTGGGGGCAGGGTGCACCGGTTCCGCCAACTACTATAAGCAGAAGGGACGGTTTTACACCGGAGGTCCCCAGCCTGGCGACCAGATCTTCTTTACGAAGGACGGCGGCAAGTCGTTCTACCACACTGGTATCGTGGAGAAGGTGTCTGGCGGGCGGGTCTACACCATCGAGGGGAACACCAGCTCCGCGGCCGGCGTCGTGGAAAACGGCGGCTGTGTCCGGGATAAGAGCTACCCCCTGGGATACAACAAGATCGGCGGCTACGGCCGCCCCGACTATTCTATCGTACCGGAGGAGGACGACGATATGGATCAGGCGAAATTCAATGAGATGTTCGGCGCGGCCATGACGAATTACCTTAAGGGTCTTCAGAACAACAACTGCGGCGATTGGTCGGAAGAGGCCCGGGTTTGGGCTGAAAGTGTGGGGCTCTTTGCCGGGAACGGCACCGCGGTTGACGGCAAGCCGAACATGATGTGGCCGTCCGGTCTGACAAGAGAGCAGGCGGCCCAGCTCTTCTACCGCTTTGCGCAGATGGCGGGGCTTGCGTGATGAAAAGCAGGCGAAGCCGGACCAGAGGCAAATCTGGAAGAAAACCTGACCTTTCGCAGTTTTCAAAATGGATGATCGCCGATATCCGTCCGCTGTTGTGGATCGTGACCATCGGCGGTTTTTTATTGGCCTTCTACTGTGTCTATAAGGGGTATATGGGAGCGTTGCCCTGGATCGGCGCTATGGTCGGTCTGCCCTGGACGGCCCATGGCGTGGTGTGCAGTTTCTATCTGAACCTGTGCAAGTCCGACCATCGGGAGGGCGGAATCACTTTTGAAACGGCGAAGGCGTCCAATTTCAATGTAAATGTTTCGCAGACACCGGTTGGCTCTGTGGAGAGCCCGGCAATTTAAGGAGGAAGCGTATGAACGCGGAAATCATTTCGACGCTGCTGATGATTATTGGCGGGGTTACGATCCTGACCAACATCATTGTCCAGGTGGTTAAGACTGTGACCTGGGACAAGATTCCCACAAATTTCCTTGCGCTTATGGTGTCGGAGGCGCTGACACTGGCCGCCGGCGCCGCCTATGCACAAATCAAAGGGATTGCAATTACCTGGTATCTGGTATTTGCGGCTGTCGTGGTCGGGCTTCTGTCCGCCTACGCGGCCATGGTGGGCTACGACAAATTGATTGAGGCATTCAAGAACTGGCCGAAGAAAACGGAATGATGGGAGGAGACGGCAGTGATTCGTTTCAGACACAAGGGCGATTTTTCCAAGCTGACCCGATTTCTGGAAAGAGCAAAGGAGACGGTTCATCTCGGCGATCTGGACAAGTTTGGCCGGGAAGGCGTGGCCGCCCTTGCGTCTGCAACGCCTGTTGACTCCGGAGAGACGGCCGCGTCCTGGTATTACAAAATTACCAACAGGGACAACACCGTCACCATCTCGTTTCACAATTCAAATGTTCAAAATGGAGTTCCCATTGCCATTATCCTGCAATACGGACATGGCACTGGGACCGGAGGCTGGGTACAGGGAAGAGATTACATCAACCCTGCTATCCAGCCTATTTTTGACCAGATCGCAGATTACGCATGGAAGGAGGTCACACGGTCATGAGCAGGACCATCGACGAGAGAATCGTCGAGATGCGATTTGACAACAGACAGTTTGAGCGGAATGTGCAGACCAGTCTGTCGACACTCGACAAACTCAAGCAGGGTTTGGATCTGGACGGTGCTGCCAAGGGACTTGAAAACCTGGGCGACGCTGCTAAGAAGTGCAATATGTCCGCCCTTAGCAGCTCCGTCGAGACGGTTCGGGCGAAATTCTCGGCGCTTGAAGTCGTTGCCATGACGACCCTTTCCAACATTACAAATTCAGCCCTGAACACGGAAAAACGGCTTGTGTCCGCCCTTACAATCGACCCCATCAAAACCGGTTTTCAGGAGTATGAGACCCAGATCGGAGCGGTGCAGACCATCCTGGCGAACACCCAGCACGAAGGGACCAATCTTCAGCAGGTGAACCGGGCGCTGGATGAGCTGAACACCTACGCGGACAAGACGATCTACAACTTCACGGAAATGACCCGGAACATCGGCACGTTTACCGCGGCTGGTGTAAAACTTCAGACATCCGTTGACTCCATCAAGGGTATCGCGAACCTGGCCGCCATTTCCGGCTCCACCTCCCAGCAGGCGTCCACAGCCATGTATCAGCTCTCCCAGGCGCTGGCCGCAGGCAGAGTGTCCCTGATGGACTGGAACTCGGTGGTCAACGCGGGCATGGGCGGCAAGGTGTTCCAGGACGCCCTGGTCCGCACATCCGAGCTGCTGGGCACCGGAGCCCAGAATGCCATCAATATGTATGGTTCCTTCCGGGAATCCCTTACCAGGGGCGAGTGGCTCACCACGGAAGTCCTCACGGAGACCCTGAAGCAGTTTGCCGGCGCATATACCGAGGCGGATCTGGTGCAGCAGGGCTTTACGGAGGCCCAGGCAAAGGAAATTGCCCAGATGGCACAGACGGCAGAGGACGCCGCTACGAAGGTGAAAACCTTTACCCAGCTATGGGACACCTTGAAGGAGAGCGCCCAGTCGGGATGGACCGAGACGTGGGAGATTCTGGTTGGCGACTTTGACGAGGCAAAAGCGCTGTTGACGGAAGTATTCAACACCATCGGCGGCATCATCGGCGAGTCCGCCCAGGCGAGAAACGAACTGCTCAGCGGCGGCTTGAGTTCCGGCTGGAAACAGCTGCTGGATCAGGGAATTGCCGATGAAGCGGGTTTTATAGAGTCGATCCAAGCAGTCGCCAGAGAGAGCGGCGACGCCTTTGACCAGCTGGTAGCGGATTCGGACAGCTTTACTGACGCGCTGAAGCAGGGGTTGAAGGATGGAGTAATCTCCTCTGAAACCTTGTCCGAGGCGGTCTATCATCTCCAGGGAAAGATGTCCGGCATGTCCCAGGAGGAGCGCAAGGCCGCCGGATACACCTCGGAGATGGTGGAGCAGATCGAAACGCTGGCCGACAGTCTTCGGGATGGCTCCGTCTCCATGGATGAGTTTACGGAGAAGATTCTGCGCCCCTCCGGCCGGGAGAACCTGATCCAGTCGGTCTGGAACGCGGCCAAGGGATTGGTAAGCGTTATCGCCCCGATCAAGGATGCGTTCCGCGATATTTTTCCGCCCGCCACTTCCGACCAGCTCTACGCGCTGACGGAGACGCTGCGGAGCTTTTCCGAGCGGTTGACGATTTCGGATGAAACAGCGGATAAATTGCAGCGGACCTTCAAAGGGCTCTTTTCCATGCTGGATTTGGGCCGTCAGGCAATTATGGCGGTGGTCAACGCGGTCATGCCTATGGCTGGAGGCATAGGGTCCCTAGCAGATGGTCTTCTTACGGTGACCGCCGCGATTGGCGATTTTCTGACCGGCATCAACGACGCGGCAAAGAAAGGTAAAGTCTTCAGTAAAGTGGCCCAGGGTATCGCGGATGCTCTGGGTTTCGTTGTATCAGGAATCCAAACCTTTATCGGGTTTCTCGGCGACGTCTTTGCCATCCCCGGCTTCGAGGCGTTCCAGGCGCTTCTCGGCCGCATCCAGACCCGAATCGGCCAGGTGATCGACGCAGTCGGCGGCCTGGGATTTGGGGTGGACGATGCGGTAAATACCATGGATTCCGCCGTTGGAAACAGCAAATTCCTGCAAATGCTTCAGAGCCTGTTCAACGGCGTGAAAACCATTGCCAGCGGAATCATCGGCGTGCTCGGCGGCTTGTCCGCCACGCTGATAGACGCCATTGGCAACGCTGATTTCAGCGGAGTGATTGATTTACTCAACGGCATTTCTCTGGGCGGAATCGCGGTAGGCATCACCAAGTTCATGAACAGCCTGACAAAGTCTTTCGACGATGTCGGCGGCCTTCTTGACAATGTAAAGGGTATTTTGGACGGGGTGCGGGGCTGCTTTGAAGCCTATCAGACCCAGCTGAAGGCTGGAACCCTTCTGAAAATCGCCTCCGCTATTGCCGTGCTGGCGGCCGCGATCGTAACCATTTCTCTGATTGACAGCGGCAAGCTGACCGCTTCTCTGGGCGCCATTACCGTACTGTTTGCGGAATTGATGGCTTCCATGGCCATCTTTAGTCGTATTAGTGGAGAAGTCAAGGGTGTCGTTAAAGGCACTGCGGCTATGATTGGCGTTTCCACCTCAGTTCTTCTGCTGGCCTCCGCCCTGAAGAAAATCTCCGATATCGAGCCGGAGCAGATGGTCGTGGCCCTTGCCGGGATCGCCGGGCTGATGACCGCGCTGGTGGCTGCGGCCAAAGTTTTGGGGAGCGGTTCCAGCTCCGTCATCAAGGGGTCCGCCCAGATGGTGGTGTTTGCCGGCGCAATCAAAATGCTTGCCTCCGCCTGTATCGACCTGGCCCAGCTGGACTTTGCCGGGGTGGCAAAGGGCTTGACCGGAGTCGGCGTTCTGATGGCGGAGGTTTCTCTATTCACGAACACGGTTAAGGTCAACAAGGGCGCCATGGCTACTGCGGCCGGGATTCTGGTTCTGGCCAGCGCTATGAAGGTCTTTGCCTCCGCCTGCAAGGATTTTGGGCAGATGAATGCGGGCGAGCTGGTGAAGGGGCTGAGCTCTGTTGGAGCTGTCCTTTTGGAGATTACCGCATTCACAAAACTGACTGGAAATGCACAGGGGCTTATCTCCACTGGTCTTGCCATGATTGAGATCGGCGCGGCCATGAAGATATTTGCTTCTGCGATGGCGGACTTCGGCGGCATGTTTTTGGCGGAGATCGGGAAGGGCTTGCTGGCCATGGGCGGGGCCTTGGCGGAAGTGGCGATCGCCATGAAAGCCATGCCGAAGAACTTGATTACCACGGGCGCGGGGCTTGTCACAGTTGGAGCGGCGCTGAATGTCTTGGCGGAGGCCCTCGGAAAAATGGGGGGCATGAGCTGGGAGGCCATTGCGAAAAGCCTGGTTGCCATGGGCGGCGCTCTGGCCGAGCTGGCGGTCGGTTTGAATTTTATGAACGGAACACTGGCCGGTTCCGCCGCTATGCTGGTAGCCGCAAGCGCTTTGGCGGTTTTGACCCCGGTGCTCTTTACCCTGGGAAGCATGAGCTGGGAGGCCATCGCCAAGGGGCTGATTACCGTTGCCGGAGCCTTTACGGTGATTGGGACGGCCGGCGCGCTTCTCACGCCGCTGCTCCCCACCATTCTCGGGCTGGGCGGCGCGTTTGCTTTGATTGGCGTCGGCATTGCCGGCCTTGGGGCGGGGCTTCTTCTGGTTGGGACTGGGCTCACCGCCATCGCGGTCGGCATCACGGGCCTGGCTACCTCCCTGGGGGCAGGCGTGACCATCATTGTGGCCGGGTTGACGTCCATTATCACGGGTATTGCCGCGCTAATCCCTGCGATTGCCCAACAGCTGGGCGAGGCGGTCATCGCCTTTGCCGGAGTCATCACCAATGGCGCCCCGGCGATTGGAAACGCGGTCAAAGCGCTGGTGCTCACCCTGGTGGACGTCCTGGTGGAGTGTGTGCCCGCGATTGCCAACGGGGCTCTGGAGCTGATTGCCGGAGTCCTTGCGGCGCTGGCGGCCTATACGCCGCAGATCGTGGATTCTATCATGCAGTTCCTGATCGAAGTCATCGACGGCTTGGCGCGCAATCTGCCGACACTGATCCAGTCGGTGGTCAATTTGCTGATGTCCTTCTTCTCCGGAATCGTATCCGCCCTGGGGAGCATCGACACTGACGCCCTTCTGAAAGGCGCCGCTGGGATCGGGCTTCTCAGCGGCATTATGGTGGCCCTCGGCGCATTGGCCGGGCTGATCCCCTCCGCAATGGTGGGCGTGCTTGGCCTGGGCGTTGTTATGGCGGAGCTTGCCGTTGTTCTGGCGGCCATTGGAGGCCTGGCGCAGATTCCCGGCCTCGACTGGCTGATTGGGGAAGGCGGCAAGCTGCTGCAAACCATCGGAAACGCCATTGGCGGATTTATCGGCGGTATTGTCGGCGGGTTTATGGGCGGCATATCCGCCTCGTTCCCGCAGATCGGCGCCGATCTCGCGGCGTTCATGACCAACGTACAGCCGTTTATCGATGGAGCCCGTGGCATTGACGCCGCCATGCTGGATGGTGTAAAGGCGCTTACCGAGGCGATTTTGCTGATTACTGCCGCTGATCTGCTGGAAGGGTTGACCTCCTGGCTGACGGGCGGTTCTTCCCTGTCCGCCTTTGCCGGGGAGCTTGTCCCCTTCGGTGAGGCGATGATGAAATTTTCCAACAGCATTGCCGGCCTTGACGGCAATTTGGTCAGCACGGCCGCGATTGCCGGAAAGACACTGGCCGAAATGGCGGCGACCCTGCCGAACTGCGGCGGCATCGCGGGGTTCTTCACCGGCGAAAATGACATGGACGAGTTTGGAAACCAGCTGGTTGGTTTCGGCGGGTCCATGATGCGGTTTGCCGCAAGCATCAAAGGGCTGGACGCCGACGCGGTAAACAATGCCGCCATCGCGGGGAAGGCCATGGCGGAAATGGCGGCTACCCTGCCCAATACAGGCGGAGCCGTGGCTTTCTTTGCCGGTGACAACGATATGAGCGCGTTCGGCGACCAGCTGGCCCCCTTTGGGGAGGCCATCAAAGCCTACTCTGACGCGGTGACCGGACTGGATGTGGACGCGGTTAAGAACTCAGCCATCGCCGGGCAGGCCATGGCGGAACTGGCGGCCACGCTCCCGAACACGGGGGGCGCTGTCGCATTCTTTGCCGGCGACAACGATATGGCGACCTTCGGAGCGCAGCTTGCCTCCTTTGGCGTCTCCATGAAGAATTATTCAAAATCGGTCAGCGGTTTGGATAGCGACGCGGTTGCGAATTCGGCCATTGCCGGAAAAACTCTGGTGGAGCTGGCAAATACCATTCCGAATACCGGAGGTCTGGTCGCATTCTTCACGGGCGACAACGATTTGGAGACCTTTGGCGATCAGTTGGTTCCCTTTGGAGAGGCGATGAAGGCTTATTCCGACAGCGTGACCGGCATGGATGGCGAAGCGGTGACCGCTTCCGCCACTGCGGCAAAGGCGCTGGCAGAGCTGCAAGCCTCCCTTCCCAATATCGGCGGAGTGGTAGACTTCTTCACCGGAGGCAACGACTTGGAGACCTTCGCAAACGGTCTGCTCCCCTTCGGAGAAGGGATGAAAGCCTATGCCGATTCCGTGACCGGGTTGGATGCGGGCGCTGTTTCCGCCTCCATTACCGCGGCCCAGGCCCTCTCCGCGCTTCAGGCGTCTCTTCCCCATGTGGGCGGGGTGCTGGAATTCTTCACCGGCGGAAACGATCTTGGGGCTTTTGCGGATGGAGTTCTTTCCTTTGGCTTGGCCATGAAAGCCTATGGCGGCGCTGTTTCCGGCATTGACGCCGGCGCGGTCTCCGCCTCGGCTGTGGCGGCTCAGGCCCTGGCGGAGCTGCAAGCATCTCTGCCCAACGTGGGCGGCATCATGGAGTTTTTCACCGGCGGGAACGACCTTGAAACATTCTCCGAGGGCGTCATCTCCTTTGGCGCGGCCATGAAGTCCTATGGGGAAGCCGTGGCCGGTATCAACGCCGATGCCGTGGAGGCATCTGGAGTCGCCGCCCAGTCGTTGGCAAAACTTCAGGCTGCTTTGCCGCAGGTTGGCGGGGTCATGGAGTTCTTCACGGGAGGAAACGATCTCGGTAAATTCTCGGAGGGCATTGTGCCCTTTGGAGCGGCCATGAAATCCTATGGGGAAGCCGTGGCCGGTATCAACGCCGAGGCGATCACGGCTTCTGCGGTTGCCGCCCAGTCCCTGGCCCAGCTTCAGACCAATCTGCCCAATGTGGGCGGTGTGATGACCTTCTTTGATGGCGGCAACGACCTTGGCACCTTTGCCACGGGTATTGTCCCCTTCGGCGCGGCTATGAAGTCCTACGGAGACGCCGTGGCGGACATCAACACCGGGGCTATCACCGCCTCGGCAGTGGCGGCCCAGTCCCTGGCAAGGCTGCAAGAATCCCTTCCCCTGGCGGGCGGAGTCATGGAGTTTTTCAATGGAAGCCATGATCTGGCCGTCTTTGCCGCCGGGATCATCCCCTTCGGCGCGGCCATGAAGTCTTACAGCGACGCTGTGGCCGACATCAATCCCACTGCCGTGGAAAGTTCCGCCTCCGCCGGTCAGGCGCTGGTGGAACTGGCGAATACCTTACCCAATACGGGCGGGCTGCTCTCCTTCTTTACGGGAGGAACCGATCTGACTGCCTTTGGAGACGACCTCACGGCCTTCGGCGCAGATCTGGCCGCCTATGCGGAGGCCATCAAGGATGTGAAGCCGGAAGCGGTAACGGCCTCGGCCAACGCTGCGAGCGCGCTTTCCAATCTGGCGACCGGCCTTCCGGACAGCAGTCTGTTCGACCAGTGGTTCGGCGGGGATCAGACGCTGGCGTCCTTTGGCGCGGATATTTCCAAATTCGGCGCCTCCATGAAGGATTACTACAATGAGATTTCCGGTATTGACCTCGGCAAGTTGTCCGACGTTATCACCCAGGTCTGGGATCTGATCGAGCTGGCGGAAGGGGTAAACGGCGTCAATACCAGCGGCCTGACCAAATTCGCCGACAGTATGAAGAAGATGGGCGACGCCGGGATTTCCGGATTCACCGACGCCTTCTACAACTGCGGCGGCACCGTAAACAGCGCCGTGGTCAGTATGCTGACCTCCGTCCGTGGTTCCATCACGTCGAATATCCCGGTGGCAAGCTCCGTCATGGAGACGCTTGTGGAGTCAATGGCGGATATTGTAGACAAAAAGGTCGTTGTGATCGAGTCCGCAGTTGAGGGCATGATGCGGAATCTCGCCGTTTCGATCCTATCGTCTTCCGGCGCCGTAAAAACGGCAGCGGGGACGGTGGCGTCTGCGGCCGTATCCCAAATCAACAGCATGAAGCCCGAGTTTGAGACTGCCGGTGAAAATGCCGGACAGGGCTTTGTCAAAGGCATCCGCTCTAAGTTCAGCGCCTCCAGTTCCGCGGGCCGCAGTCTGGGCCTTGCCGCGCTGAACGCGGCGAAAAAGGCCCTGGACAGCCATTCTCCCTCCCGGGAGTTCATTTATCTGGGCGAGAACATCGGTGAGGGCCTGGCCATCGGCGTCGACAACAGCATCGTCCCGGCCGCCCAGGCCACTTCCGACATGATCGGCGAGGTTATCGCCGTCAGCAACAAAGGCATCGACGCCTGGAAGGACTGGGTGGATGAGAAGACCTATTACGACGAGCTGAGTTTGAAAGACCAGCTGGCCGGATGGGAAAACCTTCAGAAGCAGTACAAAGCCGGTTCCGAGGAGCGGAAGCAAATCGACCGGGAGGTCTATCAGCTTCAAAATGAACTGGTGGCGTCCACCTATCAGGCTTCCCTCGACTGGATCGAGGAGGAGAAATACTACAACCGGCTGAGCACCGAGGAGGAACTGGCCGCCTATGAGCGGATGCAGTCCCGGTATATGGAGGGCAGCGAGGAACGCAAGAAGATCGACCGGGAGGTCTACACCCTTCGCAACCAGCTTGTGGACGAGTCCTATCAGAATTCTATGGACTGGATCGAGAAGGAGAAGAACTACGGCCGAATGAGCCTGGCGGACGAGCTGGCCGCCTATAAGCGTGTTCAGAGCCGGTATGCGGCGGGCAGCAAAGAGCGCGAGGAGATGGACCTGAAGGTCTATCAGCTGGAGCAGAAGATCTATGAGGCCCAGAAGCAGTATATCGCCGACGTCCAGAGCGTTCAGGAGTCCGCCAACCAGAAGCGCATCCAGCTGGAGCAGGAGTATGCCAACAAGGTTCGCTCTGTCAATGAGCAGCTGGAACGGGATATTCAGTCGCTGAATGACCAGTATCAGAACGCGGTGGAATCCCGTACCAACAGTCTCTACCAGTCCTACGGCCTTTTCGATGAAGTTACAAAGAAGGAGACCGTCAGCAGCGATACGCTGATGAAGAACCTGGAGGGGCAGGTGCAGGAGTTCGGCGAATGGCAGGATATTCTGGGCCAGCTCTCCGCCAGGGGGGTTGATGCGGACCTGATTTCCGAACTCCAGGAGATGGGGCCGTCCGCCATCGAAGAGATCCGGGCGCTGAATTCCATGAGCGACGACGAGCTGGAGAAGTACGTCTCCCTCTGGTCCGTTAAGCACGCTCAGGCCCGGGAACAGGCCACCTCAGAGCTGGAAGGCCTCCGCGTGGAAACCCAGGAGCAGATCGCTCAGCTGCGGGCCGACGCGGAAGCGGAGCTGGAGGAGTACCGCATTACCTGGCAGGAGGAATTGTCCCAGTTGGAAGAGGACACAGCCAATCAACTGGCGTCGCTCCGGCAGGAGTTCGCGGAAAACGTGGGCTTGATCAAGAAGGACACCGAGGCCGAGATGCGGGAAATGACCGAGGCGGCCACGAAGATCCTGAAGGAAGCCGGATGGACTGAGACGGGACAGCAGATCCCCGCCGGTCTTGCGGAGGGCGTCTCCCTGTCGAAATCCGCCTTCCTCGACGAACTGACCAGCATGGCGCTGGCCGGCGTAGAGGCGGTCAAGAGCACGCTGAAGATCAATTCTCCTTCTCGGGTCTTCCGGGAGCTGGGCAACTTTACGGGGCTTGGCTTTGTGACGGGACTGGCAGACTACGCGAAGAAGTCCTACGCCGCGGGGGCGAATGTGGCGGAGTACGCCGCAGACGGCCTTTCCAACGCCATGTCCATCGCGGCCGAGCTGCTCAGCGGGGATATGGATGCTCAGCCCACGATCCGGCCGGTGCTTGACCTCTCCGATGTAATGCGCGGGGCGGACGAGCTGAACAGCCTGTTCTATCCCCAGCGGACCATCGGCCTTGCCGGGCAGGCCAGCCTGGCCTTTGCTGAGTCCGGCCGAAGCGGCGGAACGGTGGTCAACGTGGATAACGGCGACATTGTGGAGGAGCTCCGTGCCCTTCGCAGCGAAATGGCGGAGATGACGGAGCGAATGGAACGGATGCGTGTGGTTCTGGACACCGGCACGCTGGTGGGCGAGATGGCAGGACCCATGGACAACGCCCTTGGGCAGAGGGTCACGCGCAGAGGAAGGGGGAACTAAGCTTGTACCATTCGGTTACCTTTGGGGATAAAAACACCTGGGACGACTGGCGGCTGGTTCCCGCCTCCCGCCCCGTGTTCAATCCTCCGGCCCAGAAGGTAAAGACGCTGGAAATACCCGGTGGGGACGGGGTGATCGATTTATCCCAGTCTCTCACCGGGTATCCGGTGTATCAGAACCGGACGGGCTCCATTGAGTTTATCGTGATGAACGACTTTAAGCCCTGGCACATGGCCTATTCCGATATCATGGACTATCTGCACGGCCAGAAGCTGCGGGCGATTTTGGAGGATGACCCGGAGTATTTTTACGAGGGGCGGTTTGTGGTCAACGTCTGGAAGTCGGAAAAGGACTGGTCGCGCATCACCATCGACTATGATGTGGGGCCCTACAAGTGGTCGGTTCTGTCCTCTACGGACGACTGGCTGTGGGACCCCTTCAACTTTCAAAATGGCGTGATCCGGCCGGCTCTGTTCAAGGACATCGCCGTGACTGCTGAAAAGAGGACCATCCGGCTGGAGGCCACGCTCTTTGGGCGGGCTCCGGTGTGTCCGCAGTTCTTTGTGACCAGCTCAGACCAGAGGGGCGTACACATCCGGTTTGTCAACCCAACGCTGGGGCTGGATGAGACGAAGCTGCTCACCGACGGCACCATCCAGTTCCCGGAGTTTGTGTTCTTCGGCGGCCAGGGAGCCACGTTGGAGCTGTGGTGCGACACCGGCACGGGCACGGTCTCGGTGGATTTCAGAGTGGGGAGGCTGTGAGGGATGTATAGCATTTACGCGGACGGCGTGTGCATCTACAATGATGTGTTCTCGTTGGATGACATGAAGGTGGTCAACCCCAAGCTGACGCTGGAGGACAGCGCGGCCGGGTCGCTGGAGATGGCCCTTCCCCACACCAACAAGGCCTACGACAGCATTGTCCGCATGGTCACGGATATTTCCGTGAAGAAAAACGGAGAGGAGATTTGGGCGGGGCGGGCGCTTTCGGAGAGCAAGGACTTCTGGAACAACCGGGTGCTCTACTGTGAGGGGGAACTGGCGTTTTTCAACGACTCCGTTCAGCCTCCGGCGGAGTATGCCGGAAAATCGATTCGGGAGTATCTGGAGCAGCTGATTGCCGTTCACAACTCCAAAGTCGGCGCCAACCGGCAATTTGCCATCGGCGCGGTGACGGTGGTGGACGAGAACTTCCCCACCTACTACACCAATTACGCGAAGACGATGGAGCTGCTCAACGCTCTGGTGGAAACCTACGGAGGCCATCTCCGGGTCCGGAAGGCGGATGGGGTGCGGTATCTGGATTACCTGAAGGAGTACCCTGACACTTGCAGTCAGGTCATCCAGTTCGGGTCCAATCTCATCGACTTCACCCGCAACTGGGATTCCACGGAGTATGCCACCGTGATTATTCCGCTGGGCAGCCGGCTGGACGACAGCCCCATCGAGGCGCTGGACGCCTACCTGACGGTAGAGAGTGTGAACGGCGGCAGCCTCTATGTCCAGTCGGACGAGGCGGTGAAGCACTACGGCTGGATCGCCAAGACAGTCAGCTGGGACGATGTGAGCGACCCGGAGGCGCTTCTGGAAAAGGCCAAGGAGTATCTGGCAGACCTCCAGTTCGACAACCTGGAGCTGGAGCTGAGCGCGCTGGATCTGCACTATCTGGACGTAAACACAGAGGCGGTCAAGCTGTTAGACGAGATCCGGGTCATCTCCCGCCCCCACGGCCTGGACCGGATGTTCCCGGTGACCAAACTGGAGATTCCATTGGATCGCCCGGAGAACACCCGGTTCAAAATGGGGGATTCGGTACAGCTCAGCCTGACCAGCGTGAACAATCAGACCAATGCCGCAGTGCTGGAGAAGATCGAAAACTTGCCCAAGGCCCACTCCATCCTAAAGGAGGCCCAGGAAAACGCTACGCACATCATGAATATGGCTACTACGGGCTATATCACCATCACCCGGGATGAGTACGGCTCGGACACGCTCTACATCTCCAACGTGCGGGACTACACCAAGGCGGACAAGCTGTGGAAGTGGAACATGAACGGCCTTGGGTACTCCAATGATGGAGGCAAGACTTTTGGGCTGGCCATGACCATGGACGGGTCCATCGTGGCCGACTACATCAATACGGGCGTGCTCAATGCCGATGTGATCCGGGCAGGCGTGCTCAAGGACGTCGGCGGGAACTTTTCCCTGGATATGAAAACGGGCACGCTGACCATGAAGAAAGGCTCCATCAACATCGGCGGGAATTTTATCGTGGATGAGCAGGGAAATCTGACCGCACGGCGGGGCACCTTTGCCGGAACGTTGCTGGCCGCCAAGGGCTCCTTCGGGGGCGTGGTGCAGGCGGAGGATTTTCTGGACCCCTATGGGAACAGCATGCTGACGGGCGACAAGTTCAAGGCGGACTATCTGGACCTCTACGGCCTGAGGGTGACCAACAAGAGCACGGGGGTGGTGACGTTCGCCGTGAACCCCAACGGCCTTGTCACCATCAACGGCAGCGTGACCATGGGCGCCGGGAGTAGCATCAACTGGGCCCAGGTAAGCAACCAGAACATCAATTCCAATCCGGCCTATTCCATGGCCAACGACGCCTACAATCTGGCGGACGAGGCCTATGACTACGCCGACGACGCGTACTCCCGGGCCGACCGGGCGTACAAGCTGGCAGACTCCATCGAGATGCCCGGCTACATTAAGAGCACCTACATCGACCAGACCACGATCCGTTCCCCGGTCATCGAAGGCGGAGAGTTCTACGGCGAGGAGTTCAACATTATCGCCGGGAGCGACTTTGGGAGCTTCAACCTCTACGGTCCCTATGGAAACAGCCGGTTCCACATGCTGGCCATCGAGTATTACGAGGGGGCATCCCCCTACATTAACATTTACAGCCCCTGCGGAGGCTATATCACGATCGGCAGCCGAGGCAGCGGCGGTGTCGTTTACTTTGAGGGACATGTGGATTTCAGCGGTGCGACCGTCCGAGGTCTGGATTTTGGAACAGGAGAATAATGCCGTTATGAAGAAAAAATTGAAAAATTCCGAAGTGCTCGTATATCTGAAGTCGCTCAAGCCCCTGCTTGCCCGGCGGGACAAGATCGGATATGTGGCCGCTCGGAATTACCGCTTTCTCTCCAATTCCATCGTGGAATTTGACACGATTCGGCTAAGCCTCATTGAGAAGTATGGCGAGGCGGGAAAGGATGAGAGGGGCGCGCCGACCTATATGCTCAAGATGGATTCCCCCAACTTTCAGCAGTTCTGCGACGAGCTGGCCCCGTTCAATGAAATGGAGCATGAGGTGGAGCTGATGATGGCGAAGTATGACGACGCCGTTGGAAATTTGTCGGGGGAAGAGATTCTGGCGATTGACTGGATGCTGGTGGATTAGGAAGGGGTGAGTTGATTTGGCCGACATCAGCAGTTATCTAAAGAAAATACTGGAGGCTATATATGGCGAGGAGGTGCGCGGGTCCATCCACGACGCCCTGGCCGCTATGAACAAGGAGTCCTCCAGCGCGATGGAGTTTGCGGCCACGGCCAAGGACTCTGCCACCGCCTCCGCCGAGAAGGCCAAGACTGAGGCGGCCACCGCCACTCAAAAGGCGGAGGAAGCCCTGGATTCCGCCAAAGACGCCCAAACATCCGAGGAACGGGCCAAGGCCTCTGAGACCCAGGCGGGACAGTATTCTGACAACGCCATCGATGCGGCAAGCCGTGCTAAGGAGTCGGAGACCAATGCGGCTGATTCGGCGGAGGCGGCGATCCAGAAGGCCCGGGAGGCGGAAGAATTCAGGAATGCCGCCGCGTTCAGCGCGGCCGAGGCAAAAGCCGCCGAGGAGCGGATCAAGAATGTCAAGAACGAGGTAGAAACTCTGGGCGGCCAGACAGCGGCAAATGCGAAGGCTGCTCAAGCCGCCAAAGAGGCCGCCGAGGAGGCAAAGGCGGCAGCCAAGCTCAGCGAGACCAACGCCAAGGAGTCGGAAACCGCCGCGCTGGGGGCTAAGGAGGACGCCGAGGCCGCAAGTGGCGAGGCTCTGGCCGCCAAAGAGAGCGCCAAAGACGACGCCCTCTCCGCCGCGCAGGCCAAAGAGGACGCCGAGAATGCCAAACTGGCTGCGGAACAGGCCAAGACTGCCGCGGAAGAGAGCGCCGGAAACGCCGCGGAGAGCGCTTCCAGGGCAGAACAGTACAGTGGGAAACCGCCCAAGCCTCAAAATGGAACCTGGTGGATCTGGGACGCGGAGACGGGCGCATACTACGACACAAAAATCAGCTGCGAGCTGCAGGGCCCCATTGGCGTGGGCATCGAGGACATCCAGCTGACCGAGGGCGACCACTCCCCCGGCAGCACAGACGTTTACACCGTGCATCTGACAGACGGGTCCTCGTACAACATCTCGGTCTACAACGGCCGGAACGGAACGGGCGCGGGGGACGTGCTGGGCATCTCCTTTGACCTGGTCATCCCCAAGAACGGGTGGAAGGACGGGAGCGTCACCGTTGCCGACAGCCGGCTTTTGGCGCTTGGCACGCACAAATATTTTCTCACTGCGGAGGAGGCCTGCAAGGAGGAGTTCATCGACTGCAACGTGCAGCCAAAGGACATCACCGCCTCCGGCTTTCTCATGTTTACCTGCGACACCGACCCGGCGATGGATCTGACGGTTCATCTCATCCGGTTCGAGCTGTCCGGCAACGGGGCTATTCAGTAAGGAGGTGCGGCCCGTGGAAATCGCAGTCAAAGAAACCTATGCCCATATGCTCAAGGATGAGAGCCTGGTGCAGAACGCCGAAACCCTCTACATCGTGGAGTTCCTCTTTGATAAAAGCTGGGATGGCTACACAAAAACGGCCATTTTCAAGGCCGGCAGCGTGGAGCTGTCCGTGAAGCTGACGGACGACCGTTGTATCATCCCCGCCGAGTGTTTGAAGCAGGCGGGGGTCAGTCTTCACATCGGCGTGTCCGGCGTCAAGGGCGCGGAGCAAAAAGATACCGTATGGTGCCTGACCAGCCGCATCATGTATGCTGTCGATGCAGCCCAGCTGGTTCCGCCCTCTCATTCCGGAGGAGACATACGGGCTCAGATTCTGGAAGTCATCCGAGAGAACACGGCTACGGACGAGGAAGTGGACGCAGCCCTGGACGACGCGTTCGCATCCGACTGGACGCCCCCGGACGACCCGGAGCACCCGGGGAATACGGCCACCGACGAAGAGGTGGAGGACGTTCTTGACGATGTTTTCGGCGACGAGCCGTAAACAAATATATTTAAGGAGGACATATCTATGTCTAAGCACACTACTCTTGACCAGCTGAAGATGCTGGCCCAGCGCACCAAGGGCGAGATCGGTAAGGTCGACTCCAAGATGACAGCCCTGTCCGACCGAGTGGACACGCTGGAGAGCGCGGGCGGCCAGGCCAACGTCCTGGAGGGCGTCAAGGTCAACGGCACCGCCCTGTCCATCGCGGAAAAGATGGTGGACATTCTGATCGCAACCGGCACCGCCAACGGCACACTCTCCGTCAACGGCAAGGATGTGGCTATTAAGGGTCTGGCTGCCCTGGCCTACAAGGCTCAGGTGTCTGAGGCCGACCTGGACTCCGCCCTGACTGCCGTTCTGGCCGCCAAGGCCGCCAAGGCGGATGTGGACACCCTGATCGGCAGCGACGCCGGCAAGAGTGCCCGCACCATCGCCAACGAGGAGCTGACCAAGCAGCTGATTCCCGAGGACGCCCAGGAGTCCCTGAACACCCTGACTGAGATTGCCGCCTGGATTCAGGAACACCCGGACGACGCTTCCGCTATGAACGCCGCCATCGCCAAGCTCAATGAGATCGCGGCCGGTATCGGCGGTGAGGAGGACGACTACGCCACCGTGATGGCCGCCATCGAGGGCAAGATCACCGCCGCCATGGCCGGCATCGCCCAGGGCGCGACCAAGGTGGAGAAGTCCGAGATCAATGGCAACATCAAGATCAACGGCCAGGAGACCGTGGTCTACACCCACCCCGCCGGCTCCGCCGTAGAGGCCGGATTCAAGAAAGTGGGCAGCGACGCCAGTGGCCATGTGGTGCTGGGCGACGACGTGACCAAGGAGGATATCACCAAGCTGGGCATCCCCGGTCAGGACACCACCTATGAGAAGGCCACTTCTGAGGCCGACGGCCTGATGTCCAAGGAGGACAAGGCAAAGCTGGACGGCATGGCTGTGGCTGAGGACACCGAGGTGCAGTCCATGCTGGATGAGATCTTCGGCGCCACTGAAGAGGAGCCTTAAACGGCTCCGTTAAGGGGGATGGGGGCGCAGATTCCCGTCCCCTTTTTTTTATATTTCCCGAAAGGAGCTCTCATATGGCAGAGAAACAACTCACCACCATAGAGCAGTTACGGGCACTGGCAGAGCGAGGGAAACAGGACACCCTGATCCGCATCAACGAACTATTGGACTCGATGATCCCTCTGCTGGAGAGCGCACAGCACACCGGTATCACCGTCACTCTGCCGACCGAGAACTGGAGCGGCAGAGCTCAGACTGTGCAGGACGAGTTCCTCCTGGCTGACGGAAAATACTGGTATATTGTGTGTGCCGACGCGGACTGCTTTATGGCGGCAAGCGAGACCGGCGTAAAAGCCGATAACATTACAACGGACGGTCAGGTCACGTTCCGGTGCGAGGTCACCCCCACGGAGAACCTGACGATTTCTATTTTGCGACTGGAGGTCGAGCAGAGCAATGAGTAACGCTAACGTCGGCAAGGTTTTCAACATGACCGGCGGCAACGGTGGCGGCGGCACTCTGAAGCTGGAGACCCTGGCAATTACCAAGCAGCCCAACAAGACGGTCTATAAGTCCGGGGAGTCCTTTGACCCGACCGGCATGGTGGTCACGGCGGGCTATGGGTATGGTCTTACTTCAGACGTGACCGGCTACACCGTTTCGCCTCAGGTTCTGACGGATGGGGTCACGGAGGTGACCATTACTTACACGGAGGGGCGGATCACCAAGACGGCCAGCGTACCCGTGACGGTGAAGAAGGTGCTGGTGTCCATCGCCATCACGGCAAACCCGACAAAGATGACATACCAGTATCTGGAGACCTTTGATCCGGCCGGAATGGTGGTCACAGCCACTTATTCGGACGAATCCTCGGAGGAAGTCTCCGGATACACCCACTCCCCGGACGCGTTCTCCGCACTGGGGCAGCAGGCAGTGCAGATCCAGTACGCCTACGAGGGCGTGACCAAGACCGCAAGCCTGACGGTGACGGTGAACCCCATCGAGGTGGCCGTCCCGGTTCAAAATGGAGTTCTGACCTATGACGGAGAGACCAAGACGCCGGCGTGGACCGGATATGGCACCGGAAAGATGACCATTTCCGGAGAAACCAATGGCGTCAATGCAGGCACCTATTCCGCCAAGTTTGTTCTGGACTATGGCTATGTATTCCCCGGAGGGCAGAATGAGGCGACCGTAAGCTGGGTCATCGACCGGGCGGTCATCGCTTCGCCGCCGAAGCAGAGCAATGTGCTGGCGGCCAACGGAAAGCCCCAGACGCCCACCTGGGACAACTACGACACCAGCAAGCTGATCATCGGCGGGGAGCGGTTCGGCACAGATGCCAAGGACTATACCGCCACCTTCACCCCCACGCCCAACTACAAGTGGTGGGACGGCTCCACCGGGGCCAAGGAGGTCATCTGGACCATCACCAGCGTTATCGTACCCATCCCGGTACAGAAGGGCTCTCCCGTCTATACGGGCGCGCCGCAGACGCCGGAGTGGAACAACTTTGACCAGGAGAATTCCTCGGTGTCGGTGACGCCCCAGACCAACGCGGGCACCCATACCGCCACCTTTACCCTGCTGAAAGGCATGTGGTCGGACGGCACCACCGGGAAGAAGACGGTAAACTGGACCATTGGCCGGGCCAGCCTGGCGGCGGTGCCCAAGCAGAGCGAGGTGCCGAAGTACGACGGCAACCCCAAGACCCCGTCCTGGGACAGCAATTATGACAGCAATAAGATGACCGTTTCGGTGGAGCCCCAAATCAACGCCGGGACGGGATACACCGCCACCTTTACACCGGACTCCAACCACCAGTGGTGGGACGGCGAAGTGGGCGGCAAGACCGCGACTTGGTCCATCGCCAAGGGCGACCAGGTAGTGACGGTAAGCCCCGCAGCTGTGACCCTGAACACCAGTGCCCGAAGCGCCAAATTCACGGTGACCCGGAAGGGGGACGGCGTGATCTCCGCCATCTCCAACAGTCAGAGTGTGGCTACCGTGAGCAGCGTCAATCAGATCACGGGGGAGGTGACGGTGAACAGTGTAAAGGACACCACAGGCACCACCACAATTACCGTCAAGGTGGCAGAGGGGGACAACTATCTGGCCGGCGCGGACAAGCAGATACAGGTCAAGGCTCAGTTCGTCACCATCTACGGCGTGGAGTGGGATTGGACCAGCAGCGGCTCCACCAAGGGCAAGCGCACAGACGGGGCGGCCGGGTTCGGCGACCCCAATCCGGCAGTGAATAATGGCTCCGGCTCCTCCCCATTTGACAACCTGTACCCGTGGAGGGACATGACCAAGGTTACCCGGACCGGTGGTGTGATGGTGAAAGAGCCCAAGTATTGGTTCAAGTGGACCAAGACGGGGAAGAAGTTGAAGCTGCAAATCGCGGACGGCCCTGTTGAGGGGTTCCATGTGGACCCTGTGAATATGGATCGGGGCGATGGCTTGGGCGAGCTGGATCACTCCTACATCGGCCGGTACCACTGCGGCTCCAACTGGAAATCGGAGACCAATCAGGCGCAGATGGTCAACATCACCCGTTCCATTGCCCGCACCAATATCCACAATCTGGGGACGAACATCTGGCAGATGGACTTTGCCCAGTTCTGGTATGTGAATATGCTGTTCCTGGTGGAATTCGCGGACTGGAACGGTGAGCGCATCGGCCTGGGCTGTTCGGCCAGCGGCTCCAGGGAAAACAACGGAAAGACGGACGCCATGAAATACCACACGGGAACCACGGCGGTCAACCGGAATTCCTATGGGTTCTGCCAGTACCGGAATATCGAGGGCTGGTGGGACAACGTGTACGACTGGATGGACGGGTGCTACTACAATGCCAATGGCCTGAATGTCATCAAGAATCCCAATCAGTTCAGTGACAATGCCAACGGGGTTCTGGTGGGCAAGCCAACCAGCGGCTACCCCAGCGATTTCGCCATCCCGACTCAAAGCGGTCTAGAGTGGGCGCTTTACCCCTCCGAATCCTCTGGCAGTACTACAACTTGTGTCCCGGATAGCTGGGATTTCAACGGTAGTAACCCGTGCCTGCGCCATGGCGGTAACTATGACCGGCTCCAGAATCGCGGGCCTTTCTGCGTGAACTACGACAGCGCGTCGTACTCCAGCTCCTACGTCGGCTGTCGCCTCCAGGAGCGCCCGCCGAAGGCGGCGTGACTTATTCCCCTGTGGAGGAGGGGGTTTGGGGTGAGGGGACCGCAGTCCCTTCCCCCAACCTCCGCCTTATAAAAATTCAAAATGGAGCGATTTTGCTCTAATAAACCGCTTTTCCTTTGGTAAGGGGAAAGCGCGGGGTCAACTTTGCAGCAGACGATGTCCCGGATAACTGGAATTTCAACGGTAGTAACCCGTGCCTGCACCATGGCGGTAACTATAACCAGAACCAGAATCACGGGCCTTTCTACGTGAACTACAACAACGCGTCGAACTCCAACTCCAACATCGGCTGTCGCCTTCTTGAAGCAGACGCAGGTCGAAGGACCTGTCGGGTATGGCTAAACCTCCTTTTGGTAGTCAGGGTTCCTCACCCTTTCTATTACGCATCGTTGACCGCGCAGCACTTGCTGAAGATGAGCCGTCAGGACACAGCTTAGTACACTTCGGGCCGGGTCCCGCCCCGGAACCACCCGCGGCGATGGAACAGTTGTGAGGCTACAAGGAGGAACACTATCCCTGATGAAACGAGTTAGAATTTACCAACAAATCATTTCCGATGAAAACCTGCGTCTGGCTATTCAGGATGTCAACCGGGGACACCGGCGCAACGGCGACTACAGCTTAAATAAGAAGGTCATGGAAATCGAGGAGCATATCGATGAATATGTGGTAAAACCCCGCAAGTTCATCGAAGACCTGGTGACCGGAGACGAGCATATGCATAAACCCCTGCAACGGCGGAAATGGGACCGGAACGCGGACAGCGGCAAAGGGAAATGGCGGGATATCAATGAGCCGCTTTTGTGGCCGGACCAGTATGTCCACCACGCGGTAGTGCAGCCCATGATTCCGCACATCAAGCGGAGCATGGACAAGTATTGCATCGCAAGCGTGCCGGGGCGCGGCAACTCCTATGGCGTAAAGGTTTTGAAGAAATGGATGAAGAATGACCCAGTGGGCACCCAATACTGCGCGGAGTGCGACATTCACCACTGCTTTGTGGAGGTGGACCCGCCGTATGTCATCCATGCGCTGAAACGTCTGTTCAAGGACCGGGAAACGCTCTGGCTGTGCGACGCGCTGATGGAGTACGGAGTCCTGATCGGCGCGTTCTTCTCCGCATGGTTCCTGCATCTGCTGCTCCAGCCGCTGGATCTGATGATCCACCAAAAGCAATATGGTGTGAGCCACTATCTGCGGCAGATGGACAACTTCACCATCTTCGGCTCCAATAAGCGGAAGCTGAGGCGGCTGCTGGATGACATCCGGGCATGGCTGGCCGAGGTGGGCTTGCGGTTGAAGGGAAATTGGCAGATCTTCCGAGTAGGCTTTACGCCGAGGGTGGCGAAAGCCCACGACACCCTGCACGAGAAGAAACAGCGGCACCGCCGGCCAAGAATCCCGTCTGCGTTGGGCTATCGTTTCGGGCATGGGTACACGATCCTCCGAAAGCACAACCTGTTCCGGCTCAAGCGGGCGCTGCACACCTACTACCACCGGAGAGACCGGAACCGGGTCATCTCGTTCAAAAGGGCGTCCGGACTGATCTCAAGACTGGGGCAGCTCCGTAATTGCAACAGTCAGCGAATATTGGAGCGGTATTATCAGCCGAATACCATGTTCAATCTCAAGAAAGTCGTCCGAAGGGAATGTCGGCGGCTACAACGATTATATCCGCCTTATCGGGCGGCCTGAAAGGAGTGGCACCTATGAAGGTACAGGGAATGGTCGATCCGGGGAAGTTCGCCGTGGAGCAGATCCCGGGAACCAACCGAAGCCTTGTGCGGCTGTTTCAAAATGTAAAACCGGCAGAAACCGAGGAGTTCACCGGATATGAGTACGACGAGTACCACGTGGAGGTGGAAACCTGGGACGGGATTGTCCAGAACGTCCAGGACAACTATGAGGAGTTCCTGAAGAAAGGCATGGACAATGAGATCGACCTCAGCAACGAGGCTCTGTATCGTGCTCAGAAAGAGCTGGCGTCCTATGTGGAACTGGCCAATGCGATTCGGGAAGGAGTGAACGGAGTTGACTGACAAGGATTTTGTGCTGACCACTATGCGGAAATACGGCATGCGTCGGGCCCAGGATTTGCAGGAGACCTCCGAGGGCATGACGGGCACCGAACTGTACGAGAAAGAGGATTATATTCCCGACTTCTCTGCCGCGATCGCCAAGAAGAACATGCTGGAGCGCAAAGCCGGCAAGACGGACGGGTTCCTGTGCCGGTCTTCTGCGGGGCGTATTGTGCGCCTTATCCAAAACTACAACAGCGACATCTACCCCCAGGAGCCGGAGGAACTGCCCGCCCAGTGGGGGTTCTACTGGTCGGACGATCCTAAGAAGCCCCTCCCCTTCGTCGCCATGTCCACGAGCCCGTACATGACGGGAAATTGTTGCACCCACAACGGCCATGTGTGGCAATCCGGGCAGGACAACAATGTGTGGGAGCCGGGGACGGTCAATGTGAAGTGGACCGATTTGGGCTCAATCGAAGAAGTGATGGACAATTAAAATCTGTGTTTTCCCATAGGAGGTTGAGTAATGGTCGAAGAAAATTTAGTTTTGACCCTCAGCGTTCATGGCTCGAAGTGCGGAAACACTGCCTTGGCAAAGGATGGTGATTGATCACAATGATAGGCTATATCGAGTATCTGAATGTGCCTGTCGTGTTAGGACTCACTATCATCGGTGTATTTCTGGTTATGCAGATCATCGGAGAAGTTTTGGAATTTAAAGGGAAAGTCGTTCCTGAATTCGTCAAAATCCGAAAGTATTTTGCTCGTAAAAAGCAAGAGCGCCAGACCATGCAGGAAATGTCCACAACCATTCATGATGTGAAAACTATGCTAAGCAGTGTGGAGTCTCACTACAGTTCGGACAACATCGCAAAGCGTGATTCTTGGATGAAATGGGTTAATGAGCGGGCAGAGGTGTATGCCAAATCCATTGAAGTTCTGAAAGAAGGACTGGATAAAAACAATGAGATCACCATGTCCCTTTACATTGAGAGTAAGCGTAGTTCTATCATAAGCTTTGCCTCATATTGTGTCTGCCCCGACAATCCTGTAACCAGAGAACAGTTTAAGCGAGTCTTTCGGATCTATGCCGAATATGAGGAGATCATCAAAGATAATGGTCTTCAAAATGGAGAAGTGGACATCGCCATCCGTATCATCCGGGAAGCGTATGAGAATAACTTGAGAAACAGGTCATTTGTCGAGGACGTGCGCGGGTATGGCGGCGAGTAAAGTTATTATTTGCTTCTGTGCTTAAAGCGGCAGAACGGTGTAAAAAGAGGTGTAGGAGAGTCGGTTATTACTTGACTACTCCTACACCTTTGCCGTTCGAGCCCTGATATTGCTGGATTTTGAGTTTTCATTATAGAAACTTATTAGAAGTTTTTTCACTTTTAAGTACCTCTAATTGCTACTATTCCAACGGTTTTAGAGCTAGATAGAAGTGGATAAAAGCGTAGGAATGTAGATAACTCATATATTATTTATGTATTATTCGTACATCGATATTCCTACATTTTGTGTGCCTGTTCAAATCATTCGTACACAACAATTTTTACCCCTCCGAATCCTCTGGCAGTACTACAACTTGTGTCCCGGATAGCTGGGATTTCAACGGTAGTAACCCGTGCCTGCGCCATGGCGGTAACTATGACCGGCTCCAGAATCGCGGGCCTTTCTGCGTGAACTACGACAGCGCGTCGTACTCCAGCTCCTACGTCGGCTGTCGCCTCCAGGAGCGCCCGCCGAAGGCGGCGTGACTTATATCAGCAAAGCACAAAACCTCCTGTGAAACAGGAGGAATAGTATTAAGTCAGAAAGGAACCGCCCTCAACTGCTGCGAACAGTCAAGGGCGGTCGTGTGTTATCAGGCAAGTTCGATTGTTTCCGGTTCTGCAAATAGAACCTTGGTCTTGGAGCCATGCTTTGCCGCTTTCTTTGTCTGTGCAATAGCGGAAGCACCGTGAGCTTTGGCAAAACTCCATGCTTCAGCGGGATGAGCATCGGTATATGCGTCGGCTTCGTCAATCGGCATATTCCGAATTTGCTCATTGGTCAATCTGGCCATGGAAGCGCCTTCTTTCTGGCTTAATAGTGTTCCTCCATACCAGTCCGGTTCTCCATATACGAGGTATCTCTTTTTTTTGTCGAGCAGCATACCACAAAATATTGTGGCGCGCAAGTCATACTCACACTATTTTATTTTCTCAATCTCCTCTCGAAGCCAAGTAAATTCGCGGCGCGTGTAGACCTTTTCTGTGATGTCGGAGATCTTGTGACCTACCATATATTTGATGGCATACTCATCCACCCCATAGCGTTTTGCCATGGTCACAAAGTGGGTGCGACCATCGTGAGGACGGTGCTCGGGGTTTAGTTTCAATTCATCACGGATACGCTCGAAGGCTTTCTGATACCGAGCATAGGTCAACTCAAAGTTCTTCTTGTTTCGGTTGTTGGGGTCTGCCCAGTTAAGCAGATACGGGCTTCCGATTGCTTCTGCTTCTCGATATTTTTTGAGTACCAGGTCCTGAATACGGGAATGAATGGGGACAACACGATTCTCACCGGCATCCGTCTTCATGCCGCCTTGAAATGTCCAGCTCTCTAAATCCACATCCTTTAGTTCCAGTAGTCCCAGTTCCTGAGGGCGCCAGCCGGAGTAGCACTGGATAAGCAGGATGTCGATACCATGTTTCTCATCGATATTATTCCAGAGCAATTCCATTTCATCATCTGTAAAAGCGATATGCCCCTTCTTTACTTTCTGGATCTCTTTGACGGTTTCTTCCGTGAGGTTGAAGGTTCTGGAATAGTTTCGATCCACTAACTCATATTCCAACGCATAGTCCAGCATCATGTTAAACATGGATTTGATTTGGTTCTTCATGGTGGCTGTTGGATGCTGCTCTCTGCCTCGAACAGTGGCCACGCCCTCTTCCATGCAGCCTTTTACATGACGGGCTCGAATGTCCATAACTCGCATCTTGTAAACTGCCGAACAGTAAGGCCAGGCACTGGTCACCGCCTTTGTACTCTTGACGGTCTTTTCGTATTCTGGAAGCCACTTGTCATAGAGCTCCTGCATGGTGATGGCTGTTCCAAGGTCATATGGATTCTTGTTATATTCCACCAGAGCGGCATAGGCATCGTTATAGGTGGCGAAGTATGATTCCGGCTTGAGCGGTTTGCAAATGGGTCTGCCATTAGAAGTTTTCCCCACAGTTACCATGGCTCGGAATGGATTTCTCAAATTACGATTTTTGATCTCACTGATCTGACCAAAGCCATTCGGCAATCGCCGTCGCTTGTTGGATTTGCGAGGTCTTTTTATTTTTTCAGAAGGTTTCAGAGGATATCCGCAATGAGGACAGGCATTTGCCTTATCGCTCACTGGCAATTCGCACTCTGGGCATTGGGTCAGCATAGGTCATCCCTCTTTTTCAAGGCTTTAATTTCTCGGCGTTCGATTTTGTCAACGATACGGCCGCCTACCGCATGGAGTAGAAAAACGCTGCCCGCAAATAGTAGCGCACCCCAGGCTCGCTGATTTTTGTTGTACTCTTTTACGCCGCCCTGCATAGTATAGACTTCATGCAAATGCTTGGCTGGGTTCACGTGTTTCTTCATTGGGTGTCTCCTTTCGCAAGATTTACAGTGGGTTTTATGGAGGTGTTCTATATGAAATACATGACGAATGCACAAATCGACGAGCTTAATTTGCTTTTGGATAAGCATGGGGCGGCTTTGACAGCATTTTATAACGAAGGAATGAGACAAGGCGCCAAAAATGTGATTCATGGTATGATGATTGGCGCGGCGATTATTGCTGGCGTTCAGATCACAAGGGCAATCATCAGAGCACACAAGCAAAAGAACTAAATAGGAATTGGGGTCGCTTAATCAGCGGCTCCTTTTCTTTTTGCCCCTTGCGCCGCCCGCTCTAATCATATATGATAAGTGTACGAATTGTCAAGCATATTCCTACACAATATTTTTGATTAAGATTTGAGGGCTGGATATGGTGATGAACGAGTGCTCCGCCTGTCCCCGGTGCGGCGGACGGTTGAAATACTACGACAGCGTGCCCAGACTGGTACGGACGAAAGGGCGGCAAACCTCCAGAGTTCCCATGCGCCGCCTGCGGTGCTCCGGCTGCGGGGCAATCCACCGGGAACTGGGCGGTCTGTTCTTCCCCTACAAGCAGTACGAGGCCGAAGTGATATTCGGCGTACTGGAGGGGCTTATCACCTGCGAGACACTGGGGTTCGAGGATTACCCCTGCGAGATGACCATGCTCCGGTGGCTTTCGCAGAAAGCACAGCTCCTATTATGGAGAAATCCATAAGCGAAAGGAGTAAATGAGCATGAAACTGACACCTGTGGACCAGATACCGAAGATGAACGGCTATCACAAGCTGCAAGAGCTGATCGAGGAGTTTACGAACGGCGACGCTAAAATCGTAAAGGTGGAATTTAGCGAGACCGATTATAAATCCCCGGCGGTCTGCCGGTCTTGTCTGGCCGCGGCCATCAAGCGGTCGAAGCGTCCGGTCAAGGTATGGCGTCGTGGAAATGAGATATTCCTGAGCAGGGATGTTTGACAAAGGATCGAGCCACCGTAACAGGCGGCTCTTTTCTTTTTCGGACGCAGGAATTGCACAGCCCTTTATGGAGGTGATTTCAATGGACAAAATCAAAGCACTCAACACCAAAGTCATGGCAAAAGACTTCGGACGGGTAGGCTTGGGCACACTGGCCATTGTAGCCGGAGCATTTCTGTGGGGCAAGTTTTTGTACGGCAGAGGTGTGCGCGGCTGCCAACGCTGGATGTGCGAGACGTTTCCGGACGAATACGAAAGCATGACGGAAAAGGTCGCTGATATGCTGGAACAGGACCATTGAACAGGCCAAAACAGATTGAGCCGCTCTCGCGGCGGCTCTTTCTTTTGTCTCCGGCGGTTATATTTCTAATTTAGATTAGCCCGATTTAACCTAAGTTAGAAAACGGGCCCCGCAGATTTTGCAATTCCTATTATGGAAAGGAAACGGATAGATGCTGGTGGAAATCCAGCGGTGAGACACGAAGGCGTGCCGCCAAGTAATAACTTAATCAAAGATGGCACCCACCGGGCAACGGTTTTCGTTGGGCCGACCCTGAAGTCGTTTCCTTTTCTTTTTTCGCGCCGATTCAACAGGGGCCTTTATGGAGGTGAAGGTTATGAACACCAGGAAAATTCTTAGCGCGATCGGAACATTCGCGGTTGTGGGCGCGGTATCCACGGCAGGCGCGGCACTATGGACGAAGGTTCTGAACAGGAAGTTTCAAATGGTACAGCTCAAACTGACACACCCGAAGTCAGACAAAATCATATTCGTCGACTTCAAGAAGGCAAAGAGGGGCCGCTGACGCAGCGGCTCTTCTTTTTTTTTCATCCGCACAAAAGGCCGTCTCCTTTATGGAGACAAAACTTTTTAGGAGGTAATCAAGGATGAACAAGCAGAAATGGACAGAGAAGCCGGTCACCTGGGGCGGATATCTCAAACTCAGCGGCATTGTGACAGTCATCGGCGCGATTTTCAGCGCGGTGTATATCATTGCCATGTTTGAGCCGGCCTGGTGGATCGGGATTCGGAAGACGGTTGGAAAGACGTTCAACCATTGGGCCCGGAAAAGGAATCGTTTCTAAAGGGCGGGAGCCGCTGCAACAGGCGGCTCCTTTTCTTTTTCTTTCCACCGAGGTTGTTTTTACGAAAACGGGGCTGCGCCCTTAGAATAGCCGTTGAAAGGAGGCAGACGCCGATGAATGAACAAGAGTTCCATCCGGGCTCCGTCCCTGTGGCGGTGGTGGCCCGTGTTTATGGAAAAGACGCGTCCTGGGTGAGAGCCGGCATTATCTCGGGTTGGCTGCCGATTGGCAAGGCCACCCGCGGCGGCAATTTGGTGACCAGCATTGAGGAGATGGACTCCCGGTATGGGAGAATCAATTTCTACATCTCCCCAAAACGGCTGTACGAGGAGACCGGATACTTTTGGAAAGGAGAGAGGCGATAATGGCCCATGATATTCGCCCGGAGGTGTCCCAGAAGAACCCATTCTGGATCGGCAAGCACCGCTACTATGAGCTGAAGCACTTCTGCCTGCAATACCCTATTTGGAAGAGGGCCCGCAGCTCTTTGGACGGGCTGAGCAAGCGTCCGGCCGATCTCCAGGTCTTCGTCAAGAGCGGCCAGATGAAGGGCGACCCCACGGAGCGGTGCGCCCAGTCCCGGCTCTTTTTCGCCGAGCGCATGGAGATGGTGGAGCAGGCGGCCATCGGGGCCGACCCAGACCTCTACCCCTATCTGCTGCGGGGCGTAACAGAGGGGCTCTCCTATGACGCGCTGAAGATGAAGTATGATATTCCATGCTGCCGGGACGTCTATTACGCCGCGTACAGACGGTTCTTCTGGCTGCTGAGCAAAAGGAGGGACTGAGCTTGAGAATTGTGGATGTGGCGGTCAGGCAGTGTTACCGCTTCAACTGCCCTATTTGCGGCAGTAAACTGGAAGCTGACTGCGGTGAGCTGGTGGACATCGGCGGGAAAACGAGCCAGTTCTGGTGCCAGGTCTGCCGGAAGGAGCGGTATATTCCCTGGAGTTCGCTCCGAAAACGGGTGGTGTATGAGGATAAGTCCGCGGAATAGGCAGGCTCCTTTATGGAAAGGAGGCGAATTCTATGACAATTCAAGAGTTTGACGATTTGAAGATTGGGGACACTTGCTTAGTCACACGAGGAAAAGATAAGGGGAAACGATGCATAGTCCTATACAAAGCTGGCCACACAATCAAGTATGACCATCGTATCGGAATTGTGGTTGTAAAACCCGAAGATTACGGAAACTTATTTGAGTCGAGCACGGTGACGTATCGATACTTCAAACTTTTTAGTCATACCGAATTGAGAAAGACCTTATTCTGATTGGCGAAGGGCCTGCGGAAACGCGGGCTCTTTCCTTTTATATTTACGCGGAAACAGCAGAGGCCTTTATGGAGGTGATAGCATTATGACTTACAAGCAGATTGAGGCAAGCCGGGAGCTGCGCCTTTGGATCGGGCAGGTGATTGTGCCCGCCGTCACGATGGCGGTCGCGCTCGCGTCCATTCCAGAGGTCAGGAACACGGCGTCAAGAAAGCTGGAAGAGCTGAAATGGAAATTCAAATCCAGAAGCAAGGGCTGAGCAGGCCCTTTGCTTTTTCCATTTTCCGTACGCAGCCGCCCGGAAACCGTGTTACAGTGATACCCTGAAAAATTCCCGGGAGGAAAATTTGAGAAAACAGTTCAAATGGAGGAGTTGCTTTTATGGTTATTTTCGCAGTGATGGCGGCGCTTTGCATCGGCATTTTGATTGGCATGCATCTGTTTCAAGACCGTCCGGTTGGTGATTTACGGGTTGACCATTCGGACCCGGTGGATGGGCCGCATCTATATCTGGAACTGGATACGGACGTATCCGCAATTCTCCGCAAAAAGCGGGTTGCGTTCCGGGTCAAAGCCAAAGACTTCATCCCGCACGAATAACACCGGCTATTATGGAGCCAACTCTAAATTTTGAAAGGAGATAAAGCATATGGCAGAGATCAAAACTTTGTTGGACGATGTGATCGAAACGGAGATCTCGAACTTGAAGACCTTGCCAGTCGAGGATGAGCGGAGAGGTGACGCGATTCGGGATCTGGTGTCGCTGCATAAGCTCCGCATCGAGGAGATCAAGGCTTGGGCTGACGTGGAGGAGAAATCTGAACGGAGGGAGATGGACAGCAGACAGCGTGAGGAGGAACTTGCCGCTAAGGATGCCGACCGGACCCGCGAGGAGGAAAATCAGGCGCGTCAGCTTCGGGAGCAGAAGATCGACCGGTATGTGCGGACGGGTGTTGCAGCCGCGGAACTGATATTGCCGTTGGTGTTCTACGGAATCTGGATGAAACGGGGATTCAAGTTTGAGGAATCCGGCGTCTACTCGTCCACAACATTCCGAAATCTGTTTGGCCGCTTTAAGCCGGCAAAATAACGGGCAGGCTCAAAAAAATGAAGAGGCCGTGCGGGCTGCACAGTCTCTTCGTTTTATCCGCGGATTATTCAGGGCGCTTTATGGAGAACACCCGATATTTTTTGAGGAGGTTTTTAGCAATGAAGATGAGAGAAGAAAAATTAAGTCCCATGTTGATAATTGACATTGGCCGCGCACGCCGTTTGTATGACGAAGGGAAAAATGCAGAAGAGATTGCGGCGGTTGTGAGGCGGCCTGTTACGCTGATGGAAAAGTGGATTGGGAACTTCAAACTCATCGATGAAAAGAGACAGACAAGAAACGGGTGATCCAAACAAGGCAGGAGTCCAGGCAAGGACTCTTGCTTTTAATCGTCCCAGCCGGAGCCCATATCCTCCGCAAGCTCCTCCCCGGTTCCGTAATCGGCGCTGATTTCCCGCAGGGCACATTCGGCGCAGACCTCTTCCTCCTCGGAATAATAGTAGTTTTCATAGACGTCTTCGCCGTAGATGCGGTTGATTTTATTTCTGGCGGAATCCGGGTCAAAATCATCGCCGCAGCGCGGACAGGTTTTCATAGGTTTACCCCCCCCCTTTTTTTTTGCTCCATCCTAACACAACTCCGCCAAATTTACAAGGCGCTTTATGAGGAGAGAGCGCTCTTTACCTCAAGAACGCCGGAGCCGCAAGGCCCCGGACTGCTTAGGAGGTAATGCAAATGCGTAAAAAGAGGAACAAGGTCATTATCCCGGAGGGAGCCGAATTGACGGACTACCTGAACCGGGGGTTCGCGATCTGCAACCGGTGCGGAGCGGTTATGGACCGGAAAGAAGACCCGAGAGGTGGCTGCGATATTTACGCCTGCCCATCGTGCGGATGGGAGATTGACGAAATGGAGTATGAGTACGAGAGCGGAGATCCGATGGAGCTCGTACAGGACGAAAGAGGCGACGACTACCTGGTCTTCCGGGACGATATGCCGCCCGCCGGATGCAGGGCCTGCGGAGGACCCTACCCTCATTGCAAGGCGTCGTGCAAGATGTTCGACGACTGAGCATTATCAACGCGGAGGAGAAGCCCCGTAACAGGGGCTTTTCCTCTTTATATTTGCAGCAAGCGCAAGAATGACAGGGTCTATTGCGGAAAGGAGTTGTTTTTGATGAAGCATATGACAAACACTCAAATCGACGAGATTAACAGGCTTTTGACAGACCATAGAGAGGCCTTGACCGCATTTTGGGATGAAGCGTTTTATTACGGAATGCGGTCTGGATACAAATGGGTGCTGTGTGGAGCCGCGATTGCAGTTGTGGCGATGGGCGTTGGAGAAACTGTTATACGCATCAGAAACAAGCGAAAGAACGAGAAGGAGTCCTGACCGGGACTCTTTCTTTTGTATTTGGAGGAAACCATGCGTTATCACTTTGAGAAACCTCCGATTTATCTGTCCATGTATGGGCAGCGTTATCGGTGCGACCACCCGGTCTACAACTCCTGCACCCTGTTCTTGGTGGAGGAGCGGGGCCTGGCGGTGATTCAGCAGCGGTTTGACCCGGAGACAAAGGCGACCTTTTGGACGGAGGTGGACGACTGGCTCACCGACCCATTATATTTGCACCCTGGATTCCGGGCGTATTTTGACAGCAGGGCGGCGAAGGGTACGGACGGCCTCTACCCCACAGTGACCATCCGGCAAATGATGTGGGCACTCAAAATGAAGCCTCTGCCAAAGCAGCCGTGGGAGACGGTCTTTGACCATGCGCCGATTTGACAACTCCCTTTATGGAAAACCAACTAATTTTGGAAGGGAGCTGCGGTTTATGGAGACGTTGAAAAACAAGCTGTGCGCGGTTGGATTACTTGTCTGCGGAGGCTTATCGGCCTATGTGGGAAGTGATGGAACGGCGATGGCGCTTCTTGGAACGATTGCTGTTCCGCTGTTCTTTGCGAAGGAAAATTGGATTTACTGAGGGATGGGCCCGGACAAGGGCTCTTTCCTTTTCTGTTTGCGCTCATTTCGCAGGTTCTATTACGGAGAACGATGCTCGATAAGGAGGTAAAGGAGCATGGACGAAATGAGACTTGAATCAAAATTTACGACTGTGATTGCATCGAAACTCGCAGAGAAGCTTGTCCGCGACAAGCTGGGCTATGATGTTGACATCCGGCTCAACCGGCTGCGGACAACGGTTCTGGAGGACAAGATGCATGTGGAGTTGAATGTGGATTTGGAACTCACAAAGGAAGAGCTTGACAAATTGCTGAAAAGCGTCGGACTCTGAGGCAGAGGCCCCGTGACAGGGGCTTTTGCCTTTCTTCCGCAGATTTTGCAATTCCTATTATGGAGAGGAGGTTAGCTCAATGGTAGAGCAACAGGCTGAAATACCTGTGGGTTGCCGGTTCGAGTCCGGTACCGCCTCTCTAAATTTTTTTGAAAAAGGAGAATACGTATGGAAGTCAAAATCGTAGGCAGTATCCAGTTCAAGAACCGCACCCTCCCGGTGTATGGGAATTTGGACGAGCCCTTGTTCAAAGCCACGGACGTGGCCGAGCTGCTGAGCTATGGGGACAACAACGTCTGGAACCTGACCAACGTCTGTGAAGACGACGAGAAGCTGGTGCTCCCGGCCATCGTGGGCGGGCAGCGGAGAAAGGTTACGTTCGTCACAGAGACGGGCCTGTATAATGTCCTCGCCCAGAGCCGGAAGCCTATCGCACGGGCATGGCGGCGCGTCATCGCCGAGGAGCTGATCGCCCTGCGGCGGTCCCGGGGGAAGAATATCTCGGAACAGTTTGAGGACTGGGATCACCGGGCGGACGCGATCTACTTCGACGAGGAGACCGGCATGCTCATGCGCTCGGTGACGGTTCCGGGCGGCGACGTGGAGCAGGTCCCCTATGAGCCTTGACGCCATGAAAGCGGAACGTGGATATCCCGATGTGGTCATGGGCGACTTTATCGAGGACCTCATCGGCGACATTGAGTATAACATGGGCCTGGTCCCGGCAAATGATTCCTATTTTCGGGAGCTTGGTCTGCAAAGGTTCACGTTGGAGCAGCTGCTTCGGGAGATTGGCCGGGAGGAAGGAGTCTCCCCCACCGCCGTAGTGGCGCGGTTCGTGGAGAGGATGTCTGCATCGGCAAAAGAAACCGGAGACCCCGGCTTTACCTTTTCCATGGCCAGAGACGCGGCCCAGTCCATTCTGGACGGATTATATTTCAGAGATTAAAATTTGAAAGGAGAAAAACGTCATGGCGAAGACCTATCTTGATATTTTGACCAAAAGAGGAATTGACCTCTTTCTGAGCGAGGAGAATCTTGAGGCGCTGCGGAAGTTCGACCCCAGGGTGGAGTATGCCGTTCCCGGCCAGGCGGCGCCGGTGTTCCGTTCCCCCAAGCAGCACCAGATCGAGGTGGGAAAAAACTCCAACCTGATTGCCGATATGTGCTGGTATGGGGCAAGTGAGGCGGAGCTGGTGCGGGCGGTCAGGCACGGCATGGTGGTTCTCGACGCGGACAAGCACCATCTGGACTGGAAACGGTCGGCCGAGGAGCATGGCATCCCGGAGCTTTATCAGAAATACCGCCGGTTCCACCGAAAGCCCGGGCTGACCGAGCGTGAAAAGCTGGTCATCACCGCCTATACCGGCTATGTTCTGGAGGGTACGGCCGGGAAGGTTGTCGATTTCGTGGAAGAGGTGCTGGGGCATTCCATTCAGACGCCGGAGCCGCCTGAGGTTCCTGTGATTTTGGAGGTACATAATGCTCTGAGAGGCGAGTTCTGTGAGATTTGCCGGAAGCATCATCTCTTCGATTCTATTTAAGGAGGGTACGGACGTGAAAGCAAAACCCGCCCTGTTCAAAAGGGCTGGAAAGGCGCTTCAAAAAGCGGCCCCAACCATTTTGACGTGCGTCGGCACTGCCGGCGTGGTAGCCACGGCGGTCCTGGCGGTAAGGGCCACCCCCAAGGCGCTCAAGTGCATTGAGCGGGAAAAAGAGGCCAAAAACGTGGAAAACAGCGGAAATTTGACCCGGATGGAGACGATAGGAGCTTGCTGGCGATGCTATGTTCCCGCAGCAGTCACGGGAATCGCTACAATCGGGTGTATTTTCGGCGCAAATGTTCTGAACCGGCGTCAGCAGGCCTCTCTGGTCAGTGCCTACGCCCTGGCGAGCCGTTCGCTCAACCGCTACAAGCAGAAGGTGAAAGAGCTCTACGGCGAAGAGGCCCACAGAAAGGTGATGGCCGCGCTGGCCGTGGAACAGAGCGAAAAGCACCCCATTTACGCCGGAACCTTTGCGGCCACAACCTCGCTGGGGTTTGAGGAGGCCGACGAGGAGGAGCGGTTGTTCTACGACGCCATCTCCAGCCGGTATTTCCAGGCCACGATCAGCCAGGTCTTGCAGGCCGAATACCATCTTAACCGGAATTTTGCTCTTAGCGGCGGATTCATCACGCTGAATGATTTTTATGACTTTCTGGGCATCAGCAAGACGCCGGAGGGGGACAAGATCGGATGGATGGTTTCGGACGGGCTCTACTGGGTGGACTTCGACCATCAGAGGACGGTGGTGGACGACGGGCTGAACGGCGAGGTGGAGTGCTGGATCATCGACGCCCCGTTCCCGCCGGTCACTTACGAAGAGTGGGAGGACATGGAGATCTGACCAGTCCGCAGAAATAGCATCTCCTATTATGGAGAACCATGAAAAACAGGAGGTTTGAGTTTATGAACCAGAAAACGATATTTAAGGTGCTGTCCCTGGTCGGACTGGCCCTCGGCGGGATTGGAACATTGCTGTCCAGCTGGGCGGACGATAAGGAACAGGACGCGATCATCGAGGAAAAAGTGAACGAAGCGCTTGCCACCCGTGAGCATGGAACATCTGGAAGCGAGGAGCCCTGACCGGGGCTCTTTGCTTTTGCAGGGGCCGGTTTCCATGAATGAACGGGCGATTCTGTTTCTCATGTCGGTTTTGAAGGGGTTTGAAGACCCGCCAAGGTCTGATTGGCCCCAGCATGAGGCCGAGGAAGTTACATTCTCCAGATGGGCCTTGGAGGAGCTGTTGCAGCAGGTCTGGGACCACCCGTGGACGCTGGCCTCGGAGACCGTGGAGCGGTTCGCGTCAAAGCTGGAGATTTACTCCGAGACATGCAACACGGACGCCCAGTACCGGATTTTCAAGATTGCGGCAGAGACCATATGGGAATTCCTCGACGACATCAAAGCGATCGAGCGTTGAGCAAAATTATATTTGAGAGGAGAAGGCATTGTGAACAAACAGGCCATCGCAAACACACTGAAATCACTGCAAAAGACCATGCGAAAACACAGCCCGGCCATTTTGACAGGCATCGGCATTGCCGGGATGGCGGCGGCGGCCGTTATGGCGGTAAGGGCCACCCCCAAGGCGCTTCGGATGGTGGACGACAGGGAGATTGAGGACGAGAAACGCCTGACCACCTCCGAGATCGTCAAAACCACCTGGAAATGTTATATTCCGGCCGCCGTTACCGGCGTATGCTCCGCCGCCTGCATCATTGGGGCCAGCTCCATCAGCGCACGGCGGAACGCGGCCCTGGTCACGGCCTATACCATTTCCGAGACTGCTCTGAAGGAGTACAAGGATAAGGCGGTGGAAGTCGTAGGGCCGAAGAAAGAGCAGGCCATTCGGGACGCCGTGGCGAAGGAACAGCTGGAGCAGGCCGGGGTGCCGGAGCGAAAGTTCATCCCCACCGGCCGGGGCGAGACGCCCTGCTTTGACCCGCTGACCAATACCTGCTTCAAATCGGACATTGAGACGCTCCGAAGGGCGGAAAATACGCTGAACAAACGGATGCGGGATGAAGTAAAGGTCACGGTCAACGAATTTATGCAGGAGATCGGCCTTGAGCCGTGCGACAGCTCCATCGGAGAAACCATGGGGTGGGACATCGACAAAGGGTACATTGATTTGGACTTCAGTTCGCAGCTGGTGGACGGCGTTCCATATCTGGTCATCGGCCACCATGTCCCGCCCACATACCTCGGCTGGTGACATCCGCAAAAATTGCATCTCCTATTATGGAGAACCATCTATGGAACATTATATGACAAGGAGGACTTTACGATGGAAGAAATGAACGCGAAAGTGATGGAGAACGAGGAACTCGAAGACATCACGGAGGCCGAAGAGGCTGAGGAGAGCGGCAGCGCCGGTGCGCTGGTAGCCGGAGTTGTCGGCGGTTTCCTGGCTTACGCCATGATTGGCGGGGTCAGAAGGCTGTGGGGCTTCGTCGGCGCCAAGCTGGCTGAGCGCAAGGCCGCGGAGAAGGCTAAGGCCGAGGTGGTGGACGCGGAGTGCACCGAAGTCGCTGCGGAGGATTCCGACGAGGAAGACTCTGAAAAGTAATCGAGCAAGAGGTTCGCCAAAGGGAGAGTACCTGAAACAAGGTGCTTTCCCTTTTTTCATTTTCGGAAAGGAGAAACCATGAACGGTTTTCTGAAAAACGGCTTGCTGGTGGTGGGCGGCGTTGTTCTGGGAAGTATGGTGACCCAGAAGGCGATTGTTGACACTCTGCACAGTAAGGAGATTGCCATGCGGCAGAATTGGCGCGAGTGCCAGGAGGTTCTGTTTGAAAACAGAAAAGGCGCGGACGATGTGCTTGACAATCTACGCTGGGTTATCTCGAAATACGGACATGCCACGCTGGCTGATTTCTATGATTTGGCCGGGGTGCGGGCTCTTTATGAGGACTGCAAATTCGGGTGGACGTCGCTTCGGGGCGCAAAAATCGTTTGTACCCGGAATGGATACGCCATCGAGCTGCCGAGAGCGACGTCTCTCAAATAACAAGGAGGAGACACAATGGCGGAATACCCCAACAATTCCCACAGCGCACGGGAAAAATCGACCGCTACTGCTGCCGGAAAGACGGAGAAAAAACTGGATAAGGTGGTCACCGGAGCGGCGAAAACGAAAAAGAAAAGCGAGGCCCGGAGGTTCCTCAACATCTTTGCGCCGGATGACGCAGAGAACGTCAAGAGCTCCATTCTTTCCGACGTCATCGTTCCGGGCGTCAAGGCCGCCATCGCCGATGTGATCAGCATTGTCCTGTTCGGGGACACGGGGCGCATCGGCAGCAGGAAAAGCGGCGGTTCCAGAATTGCCTACCAGAAGTATTACGATGACCGGCGGGACGACCGGAGAGAGTATGGGCGGCCCAGGGCGGCGGTCGGGTTTGAGTATGACGACATTATATTTGAAACCCGGGGGGACGCCGATTTGGTGCTGGACCAGCTGGAGTCGGCCATCGCCAAGTATGAGGTGGCCTCGGTGGCGGATCTCTACGATCTGGCCGGTGTTACCTGCCGGAATTACACGGCCAACCGCTACGGCTGGTCGGATATTCAATCGGCCAAGGTGGTTCGGACGTCGGAGGGCTATGTGATCCGGCTCCCGCGGGCGGTTCAAATCAATTAGGGAGGCGCGAGCCATGTATGGTTACGAGACTTCCTTTGGGTACAAGGGCATGGTCTGTGGCAAGTGGATGCTGTTTGCCACGGACGCCGAGTACCACGAATACGTGAGGGAGATGGAAGAGGCATGAAGCTGAATACCGATTCCTTCGTTGGCGTCGGCATCTGTATCGTGGGGTTGCTGGGTGTTGGCTATGCCATCGGCGTCCATTCCAGGATGAAGGCGGTATGTGACAAGCTGGACACCAGCATTGACCGATTGGCAAACGAAACCGAGGTCGATATTCCGGCCAAGGTCATCGACCAGGCGGTGCAGCGTGCGGTGGACCGGGAGTCCTATTCCGCGGTAAAGCGGGCTACGGACGAGGTGGTGGACGACGTTAAGCGGGAAATTGAAACCCGGGTCGGCGCCGCCGTGAAGGAGCACTATGACGCGATTTCGGACGGGGTAACCGACCAGATTGCAAAAAGTGTGGCCAAAATCGATGAAAGCCGCCTCAGGAAAGAGGTTGTGCAGAAGGCCAAGGAGCAGATCGCCGACAAGTTTGACGATAAGCTCGATGATATTTTGGAGGAGTTCAACGGAAACCTTCAGAATGTCGGAAAAATCTATAAATCCATTGCGAAATCATTCTCTAAGGAGGACATTTGATCATGAAAAAGAACGAACTTGTCAAGTCCATGAACCTGACGTTCAACAAGATTGGGTTCCAGCTCCAGAAGAAGAGCCCGGAGATTCTGGTGGCAGCCGGAGTGGTCGGCGTGGTGGTGAGCGCCGTCATGGCCTGCAAGGCCACCCCCAAGGCGCTCAAGGTTGCGGAGAAGACCGGCGATGATATGGACCGGATTCAGAATGCGGAGGAGTCCGGCGTGACCCTGGCGGGTGAGCTCTATACCCAGGAGGACGCCCGCAATGACCGCATTCAGGTCTACTCCCACACCGGGTTCCAGTATGTCAAGCTGTATGCCCCCGCCGTTCTGCTGGGCGCGGCGTCCATCACCTGCATTCTCACCAGCCACAAAATCCTGAGAAAGCGCAACATGGCGCTGGCGGCGGCCTATGCGACGCTGGACCAGTCCTTTAAGGACTATCGCGGCCGGGTGCTGGAGCGGTTCGGCGAGCAGGTGGAGAAGGAGCTCCGGTACAACCTCAAGGCCAAGGAGATCGAGACCACCGTTGTGGATGAAAAGGGCAAGGAAAAGAAGGTCAAGGAGACCGTGGACGTCGTGGACGAGGGCTGGGACCCCTCCAAGTACAGCCCCTATGCCCGCATCTTCGACGAGGGGCACCCCGCCTATATGAAGAACGCGGAGCAGAACCGGTTCTATCTGCTTGCCCGGCAGTCCCAGGCGAACGACCGGCTCAAGTCCCGCGGCCATCTGTTCCTCAACGAAGTCTATGAGATGCTCGGGTTCCAGCTGACCAAGGCCGGCGCCGTGGTAGGGTGGATTTATGACGACAAGGAGCCTATGGGCGACAATTTCGTGGACTTCGGCATCTTCGAGGTTTGCCGCGAGAAGGCCGTGGACTTTGTGAATGGGTATGAGCGTTCCTTCGTTCTGGACTTCAACGTGGTGGGCGACATCACCGACGCCCTGGCTACCCACCAGACCCTGTGAGGGCTGAACCATGAAGAAATTGATATGTTCCCTGCTGGTCGTGGTGATGGCGCTGACCGGCATATCCTTTTCTGGGAAAGCGGAGATGGCTTCCGCCTATGAAGCGGCGGATACATACGAAGCCGTGGTCGTAAACAGCGTCAAGCCTGCCCAGAAAACTGATATTTCGGCCGATATGCCGAAAGAAAAGGCCCCTGCTGTGGAGCAGCCGGTCGTTGAGGAGGCCGTCGCCGCGGAGCCGGAGGTTCCTTCCGTCTCCCAGGAGGAGATCGAACTGATTGCCCTCTGTGTTATGGCGGAAGCCGAGGGAGAGTGCGAGTATGGCCAGCGGCTGGTAATTGATGTGATTTTGAACCGGGTGGACGACCCCCACTTTCCCGACACAATTTACGATGTGATTTACCAGAAGAATCAGTTTTCCGGTATGTATGGAGACCGCATCACCCGCTGTTATGTGAAGGATGAATTGGTGCAGCTGGTGCGGGAAGAGCTGGAGAGCCGCACAAATTACGACGCGGTCTTCTTCCGCACCGGCCATTACCATTCCTACGGCGTTCCGATGTTCCAGGTCGGGGCGCATTATTTTTCAAGTTATGATTAAAGGAGGCGCGCATCATGAAAAACTGTCTCAAAACCTTGCTGTCCTATGCCCTGGCGACTGTGTCCGGGCTGTGCCTTGTCGGCGGCGTCACCATTTTGTCATCCGGGAGGCAGTGAGCATGGAGGGATTTGCGAATCTGGTGTCCATGCTGGACTATGCCGTCAACACGAGAAGAAAACGCCACATCACCGGAGGGCTCCTGATCAGTGCCGCGCTGCTGTTCGGGGGCCTTGCCATTACAGTGATGAGCGTGCGGGATGAGGAGGATGAATACAATGAGTAAACTTGGAACCGTCCTGGCGTTCCTCGCCGGGGCCGCTGTTGGCGGGGGTTCTGTTTGGTATGTTCTAAAGGCAAGATACGAAGAGATTTCCGAGCAGGATATCTGCTCCGCCAAGCAGGCGTTCCGGGCCAGAGAGGAAAAACTGCAAAGGGAAATTGACAACCTCAAGGAGCGGTTGGAGAGCCCGGACATGGATACGGAGGAGCCCAAAACCATTCAGGCATCGGCCGCCAAGAACCGGGAGAAGGGCGACATCAACGACTATGCCAAGATGGTCAACCGTGTGCAGTATTCCAGGACTTCGGTGCCGCAGCCTCCTGAGCATGAGGTGGAGGCGCCCTACGTTATCTCCCCGGACGAGTTTGGCGAGATAGAGGGGTACACACAGATCAGCTTGACCTACTTTGATGACGGCATTCTGTCTGACGAGAACGGAGTCATCATCGACGAGCCGGAGGACATTGTCGGTGATGCGCTGAACCACTTTGGGGAGTATGAGAAGGACTCTGTCTTTGTCCGGAGCGACCCCAAGCGGTGCGACTATGAGATCCTTCGGGATCTTCGCAGCTATGCGGAGTTCCGCAGCACTCTGCCTCCGAAAATTTGAAAGGGAGGTCTAACATTTGACCCGGGATGAACTGAGTGACCAGTATTTTGACTGGATGTATCAGCTCGTGGTTGATGACCGATATTCTAACAAGTCCTATCGTAAGCTGTTTGCCAGACTTTACGATACGGAATTCACTTATACGATTCCGATGGACGGCAACCGGGCCGAAGACGGCATCAATCTTAGATATCGGTTCGGTTGCGAGCAATTATATTCTGACGTCATGGTGGCGTCCTGTCTGGACGACCGGCCATGCAGCATTTTAGAGATGATGATCGCCCTCTCCATCCGCTGTGAGGAGCACATCATGGATGACCCGGACGTGGGAGACCGGACTGGGCAGTGGTTCTGGAGCATGCTGGTGAGCCTGGGGCTTGGCGGCATGGAAGACCGGAAGTTCGACCGATATTTGGTCGACGCCACGCTGGAACGGTTTTTGGACCGGGGGTACGAACGCAATGGAGAGGGCGGCCTTTTCACGGTCAACAACGGCCGTGATATGCGGCGCACGGAGATCTGGTATCAGATGAACTATTACCTCAGCGAAATGATGAAGGAAGGGAGCGTTTGAGATGGGCAAGAAGGGAAAGTTCGTTCCGGTGAGCACCCTGGGCGATTTGACAGACCTGCTGAATCACAACTGCCGGGCTTTGGAAAAGCGGTTGACAAAGCTTGCACGGAGAAACCGCGGCGTTGCCGTACTCGCCATTGCCGCGTTCGGATACGCAGTGTGGTCGGAGATGGAGCGCCGGAAACAGGAGGAACAGGTCTATCAGCTTTCTGTCAGAGTAAAAAAGCTGGAGTATGGTGAAGGAGAGTAATCGGCCCGATGCTGGACTTCTTGATGATTTCAACGCGCAGCGGGAAACGCGGTATCATCGAGATCTATCCCAAGTTTATCATCAAGAAAAGTAACGACCTCATGATCAGAGGCGGCGACTTCTATGCAATATGGATTGACGAACGGGGAATATGGTCGACTGATGAACAGGATGCGGTCGACTTGATCGACCGTGAACTGGACCAATACGCAGAAGAAAACCGCAAGCGTTTTGACGGCAACATCCGCGTTCTCCATATGTGGGACGCGGAGACCGGTATGATCGACACCTGGCACAAGTATTGCCAAAAGCAGATGAAGGACCAGTTTCATATGCTGGACGAGAAACTGATCTTTTCCAACACGAAATCAGGGAAACGGGACTTTGCCAGCAAAGCCCTCCCCTACCCCTTGGAGCCCGGAGATACACCGGCGTGGGACAAGCTGATCTCCACATTATATTCTCCCGAGGAGCGCCACAAAATCGAATGGAGCATTGGCGCCATCGTCTCCGGAGAGTCCAAGCGGATTCAAAAGTTCCTGGTGTTCTATGGTGCGGTGGGAACGGGAAAGAGCACGATTATCAATGTGATCCAGCAGCTCTTCGAGGGCTACTACACCAGCTTCAACGCAAAGGATCTGGGCTCCTCCAGCAACGCGTTCGCTTTGGAGGCGTTTCGCTCCAATCCGCTGGTGGCGATCCAGCATGACGGCGACCTTTCCCGCATTGAGGACAATACCCGGATCAACAGCTTGGTCTCCCATGAGATGATGACGGTCAACGAGAAATTCCGTTCGGCCTATTCCAACCGGTTCAAGGCGTTCCTGATCATGGGAACTAACAAGCCGGTGAAGATCACGGACGCCAAGTCGGGCATCATCCGACGGCTGATCGACGTGACACCCACCGGAGACAAGGTGCCCCCGGCGGAGTACCGGACGCTGACCAAGCAGATCCCCTTTGAGCTGGGCGGCATTGCGTACCACTGCCAGGAGGTCTATCTGGAGGACCCGGACTACTATGACGATTATATTCCCATCTCTATGATGGGGGCCTCCAATGACTTCTACAACTTCGTGGTGGACTCCTACCATGTGTTCAAGCAGGAGGACGGCGTATCGCTGAAATCGGCCTGGGAAATGTATAAGACCTACTGCGACGACGCAAAAGTGCCCTATCCAGTTTCCCGCATGATATTTAAGGAGGAGCTGAAAAACTACTTCCGAAAGTATGAGGAACGGTTCAGCATGGGAGATGGCTCCCGTGTTCGGAACTATTACAGCGGGTTTCGGGTGGAAAAGTTTGAGGAGCAGGCTCCGGAAGAAAAGCCGGCAGCCGATAAACCGCCCCATCCCACCATCAATCTTGTGGAGGGACAGACCTCCGCCTTCGACCGGGACTGCGCCGGCTGTTTGGCGCAGTATGCCAATGAGGAGGGCACGCCCCGGCGGAAATGGGAGAAGGTCGCAACGAAGCTGTCCTCCATTGACACCACAAAACTTCACTATGTCAAAGTGCCGGAGAACCACATCGTCATCGACTTTGATATTCCGGATGACAAGGGCGGAAAGTCCTTTGAGCGGAATCTGGAAGAGGCGGGCAAGTGGCCGGCAACCTATGCGGAGGTGAGTAAAAGCGGCTGCGGCATCCACCTGCATTATATTTATTCCGGAGATGTGACCAGGCTCAGCCGGGTCTACGACGACCATATCGAGGTCAAGGTGTTTACCGGAAACAGCTCGTTGCGCCGCAAATTGTCCAAGTGCAACGACCTGCCTATCGCTACGATAAGCTCTGGGTTACCATTGAAAGGAGAAAACAACGTGGTAAATTCCAAAGTCATTCAAAGCGAGAAAGGGCTTAGAGTTCAGATCAAACGAAATTTGAATAAGGAGATTCATCCGGCAACTAAGCCCTCAATCGACTTTATCTACAAAATTCTGACGGATGCGTATGAGAGCGGTTTGACCTATGACGTCACCGATATGCGCAACGCCGTCCTGGCCTTCGCGGCCAACAGTACCAATCAGGCGGACTACTGCATCAAGCTGGTGAACAAGATGCCGTTCAAATCCGCCGAAGACGGCCCCGCGGTGAAGAACGATGAGGCCAAGCTGGTCTTCTATGACGTGGAGGTCTTCCCTAACCTGTTCCTGGTAAACTGGAAAATCGAAGGCCCCGGGCAGACCGTGGTCCGGATGATCAATCCAAAACCCACGGAGATCGAGGAGCTGATGAAGTTCCGTCTGGTGGGGTTCAACTGCCGGAGGTACGACAACCATATTTTGTATGCCCGGCTGATGGGCTACACCAATGAGCAGCTCTATAATCTCTCCCAGAAGATCATCAGCAGTGAGAAGAAGGCCCGGAGCAACAACTGCTTCTTTGGGGAGGCGTATAACGTCTCTTATACGGACGTATATGACTTCTGCTCGGTTAAGCAGAGCCTGAAGAAATGGGAGATCGAGCTGGGTATCCACCATCAGGAGCTGGGGCTTCCCTGGGACCAGCCGGTGCCGGAGAATATGTGGCAGAAGGTCGCGGAGTATTGCGACAACGACGTCATTGCCACCGAGGCGGTATTCAACGCCCGGAAAGCCGACTTCGTGGCTCGGGAGATTCTGGCGGACGTGGCGGGGATGACGGTGAACGACACCACCAATTCCCTGACCACCAGAATTATATTTGGCGGAAACAAGCACCCGCAAGACCAGTTCAGCTACCGGAATATGGGCGATGTGACCCAAATCAACGACCCATACCGGGATTTGCCGTTTACGATGGGGAAACCAGAGTTCGATGAATTCACGGTCTTTGACAAGAAGGGCCGTCCCATCTTCCCCGGATACAAGTTTGAAGGCGGCAAATCCATCTATCGCGGCGAGGAGGTGGGCGAAGGCGGTTACGTCTACGCCGAGCCGGGTATGTACGGCGATATCGCACTGCTGGACATCGCCTCCATGCATCCCAGCAGCATCATCGCCGAGGAGCTGTTCGGGCCGGAATACACCAAACGGTTCCAGGAGATCAAGGACGCCCGGGTGGAGATTAAGCATAAGAACTTCGACAAGGCGAAAAAGATGCTGAACGGCGCTTTGGCCAAGTACCTGACGGACGAGAGTTCGGCGGATGCTCTGGCCCAGGCGCTGAAGATCGCCATCAACTCGGTCTATGGCCTGACCTCGGCCAACTTTGAGAATCCCTTCCGGGACACCCGGAACAAAGATAATATCGTCGCCAAGCGCGGAGCCCTGTTCATGGTCAACCTCAAGCATGAGGTCCAGAAACAGGGCTTTACTGTTGCCCACATCAAGACGGACTCCATTAAAATCCCGGACGCAACGCCGGAGATTATTCAGTTCGTCATGGATTACGGCAAAAAGTACGGTTATGTCTTTGAGCACGAGGCCACCTATGACCGGATGTGCCTGGTGAACAACGCGGTCTACATTGCCAAATATGCCACGGAGGAGAAATGCCAGCAGGCGTATGGGTATGTGCCGGGTGATATTCGGAAGCACCCCGGCGAATGGACGGCGACCGGCACCCAGTTCCAGATTCCGTATGTGTTCAAGAAACTGTTCTCCAAAGAGGAAATCTTGTTCGAGGATATGTGCGAGACCAAGTCGGTCACCAGCGCGCTGTATTTGGATACGAACGAGACTTTGCCAGATGTTTCCGAGTATGAGCGAGTTTCTGTTCTTCGGAAAACAGCTTATATTTTGAATCCTACAACTGGCGAAAAGTTCCTTGATCAGCATACCAGCAAAAAGGATCAAGCCTTACTTGAGACATGGGGGCATGTTTCCGATGAAGAACTTGGCGCACTGATCGAGCAGGGTCACAATTATATTTTCGTGGGAAAGGTCGGCTCCTTCTGCCCCATGAAACCCGGCTACAATGGAGGCTTGCTGCTGCGGGAAGTCGTGGATAAGAAGACCGGCGAGAAGAGCTACGCCTTGGCCGGTGGGACCAAGGGCTATCGCTGGCTGGAGTCTGAGATGGTCAAACAGCTCGGTAAAGAGGACGGCATTGACCGGGGCTACTACGACGCTATGGTGGATGCCGCTGTCGCGGATATTTCCAAATACGGCGACTTTGAATGGTTTATCTCAGATGATCCCTATGTGAAGGCCGAGGATGATATGCCGCCCTGGTTCAGTGCCGGGGAACCCCATGAAGACGCTGCGACGCCCTTTGATGTGAGGTGACGGGTATGACCATTTTACTGACGATATTTTGGTTCAATGTTGTGGCTGCCTTCATCTCAGGCGTCACTGGCCGTCCGTTTTGGTGTGTGGTCAATATCGTATTGGCAGTTCTGATGGCTCTCATGGCTATGGGCTATGAGGGCCGTCTGCTTAACCGCGTAAAAAAGCTCGAAGAAGAAATCGAAGATTTGAAAAGGAGATTCTGATTATGGCTAATTCCAGAGTAAATGACAACCTCGTGATTGAAGACGCCCATATTATGTTTCGGAACTTCTCCGGACGGGAGGGTAAGTATAACCGAGCCGGCCAGCGTAACTTCTGTGTCCAAATCGATAACCCGCAGGATGCGAAAAAGCTCATGGATGATGGCTGGAACATCCGGGAGCGCCCGCCCCGTGAGGAGGGCGAAGACCCCCGCTATTATATTCAGGTGGCGGTCAGCTTTGGGAACATTCCGCCTACGGTCTATATGATTCCTGAAGGGAAAAAGAAAAAGACCAAACTGGACGAGGAGGCCATTGATGTCCTCGATTTTGCGGAGATCCGGCACGTGGATCTGACCATCCGTCCCTACAACTGGGTCATTCAGGAGGGCACCACGAACGAAAAGCGCGGTGTTAAGGCCTATCTGCGGAATATGTATGTCGTCATCGAGGAGGATAGGTTCGCCGAGAAATACGCCGGCGAAGAGTATCCGGAGGAGTAAATATCCATGGGGGCGTCGGTGAATAAGGAGATAGCCGGCGCTCCCTTATCCCCCCCCCTGAGAAAGAGGCATTACTATGTACGAACATCAAGCGTTTGTCGATGGCATGTATGCATTTTTGGATTATACCGAGCCGGACAATTTACGCAACAACATCAAAGAAGGTCTGATGGTATGCCGACGTGCTCAAGACAAAGAAAAAGAATTTGAGAAACGGTGCATTCAGAGATGGGCGATTTCAGAGCTGGCGAAAACCATTGTGGAAGATCCAGACAATCCCGTCGAGGACGTCGCCTATCGGTTTGCGCTGAAGCTGTACGGCTATGCATGCACTTCTTTTGATGCAAAGATGCGGAATGTGTTTGGCGTTGCGGCAGAGTTTATCGACAAGGAGGTCATCGGTCTCTTCCGAACAGAAGACGGAGTATATCCATAAGCGTTTTACGCACGAAAGGAGAAAATCGTGGCTAAAGAGGTAATTTACGACATGATATTTAAGGAGGGCGTGGAATGAAACCATTCTGGAAAAATACCCGGAAGAAAAAATCGAAGAAACATTCCGAGCCTTCTCAGCAGAAACCAAGGATACAGACGCGGTCAAAACCGATGGAGGAGCCATGGAAACCGCCTATGGCTGTTCCGCCAAAGGCAGTACAGACAAAGGAAACGCCGATTGTTCCGATGCTGGAATCCGCTCGGTCTGTTAAGAAAGAGTATCTTCCGCATAGGATGACCATGAGGAAAAGCGAGTATTATCATGAGTTTCGCTCTAAATTTCAGCAGCTGCTTTCTCCAAGGAGTCGCCCGATTGATATTTGGAGAGACTTCATCGTCATGTCGGCCTGTGCAATGTCCAATACCGTGGACAAATCCCACTATGATGAACGCGAGAAGCGGTATCTTGAAACGATCAACAAATACGAAAAATCTCAGCAGCATATTTTCCCCGAACTCTATGCCGATGTGGTCATGGCCCTGGATGAGAACCCAGAGCAGGACTTTCTCGGCAGGATGTTCATGGATTTGCACCTCGACTACGAGGAGCTGAAACAGATATTTACACCATACCATGTGTGCCAACTGATGGCGGACGTCACGATGGGCGACCTTGTTCAGCAAGTTGAGGAGCAAGGGTATGTTTCCATCAACGACTGCTGCTGCGGTGCGGGCGCAAACCTGATCGCGGCAATCAATTCGGCACGCCATATGCTGGAAGATGCTGGGCTGAACTTTCAGAACCACATTCTGGTCATCGGTCAAGATATTGAGGAGCTGGTGGCCCTGATGTGCTACATTCAAATTTCTCTGCTGGGAGTAGCCGGCTATATCAAGGTTGGAAATGCTCTTACGGAGCCGATGACTTCCGATGATAGCATGGAGAACTACTGGTTCACACCTATGTACTTCTCAGATGTATGGCACACGAGAAGGATGATCCATAGATTTATGGACTTATTTGAGAAAGAGGATAAGTGATGCCCTGTGGCGATCCAGCTTTATGACTATCAGCGCGAAGCCCTGGGCCGGATGAAAAACGGGTGCATTCTCTGCGGCGGGGTCGGCTCTGGGAAATCCAGGACCGGCCTCGCTTACTACTATCTGCATGAGGGCGGCCAGCTGGGTACGGATGATTATATTCCGATGAAGAAACCCAGAGATCTCTATATCATCACCACGGCGCACAAACGGGATACCTGCGAATGGCAAGGCGATCTGGCTCCGTTCCTGCTCTCCCCTAATCCGGATGCCAATTATTACAAAAACAAAGTGGTCATTGACTCCTGGAACAACATTACCAAGTATGTGGACGTTAAGAATGCCTTCTTTATATTTGACGAGCAGCGGGTGGTTGGTTACGGCGCCTGGACCAAAGCGTTCCTTAAAATCGTCAAGTCGAATAATTGGATCTTGCTTTCGGCTACGCCCGGCGATACTTGGCAGGATTATATTCCGGTCTTTATCGCAAATGGGTTCTACCGCAATAAGACCGACTTTGTGGATCAGCATGTGATCTATGACTGGCGGGCCAAGTATCCGAAGATTGACGGTTACCGCAATACAGGGCGGTTGATCCGACTTCGGGATAAAATCCTGGTCAACATGGACTTCAAACGGCAGACGGTTTCCCACCATGAGGATGTACGAGTGTCGTATGATATTTCCAAGTATAAGGACATCATGCGGAGCCGGTGGAACCCGTGGGAAGACCGGCCGATTGAGACGGCAGCGGAACTGTGTATGGCGCTCCGCAGAGTCACGAATTCGGATGAGTCCAGAGCAGTCGCGGTATTGGAGTTGCTGGAGGACCACCCCAAAGCCATCATCTTTTACAGCTACGACTACGAGCTGGATATTTTGCGTTCCCTTGGGTATCCGGAGGGCACGGAAATCGCGGAGTGGAATGGGCATAAGCACCAGGAGATCCCCACGGGGGACAAGTGGGTGTACCTCGTTCAATACACCGCCGGCTGCGAGGGGTGGAACTGCATCACCACGGACACCATTATATTTTACTCACAGCAGTATTCCTATAAAGTGGCCACCCAGGCGGCTGGACGGATTGATCGGTTGACCACGCCATACCGGGACCTGAACTACTATCACTTGAAGAGTTTTTCTGGGATCGACCTCGCTATCAGCAAGGCCCTGTCCAAGAAGAAGAACTTCAATGAGGGCAAGTTCGTCGGCTGGGCCACGAAACCGTTGGAGGTGAACCACAATGCCGAGCCGGAAAAGCATCGCAGAGCTGCTTAATCGTCGGAGGAGGCAGATTCTGGTTCATAGCATTATTTACTACAAGATGAACGACAATCTGATTTCGGATAGCACATGGTCGGCATGGGCCACTGAATTGGAGGAGCTGCAAGCCGAGTATCCGGAGATTGCTGCAAAAGTACCCTACGCCAAAGAATTCAAGGATTTCGACCACTCCACCGGCATGAACCTGCCATTGAATGACCCTTGGGCGGTCAATAAGGCCCGGCAGTTGATCGCGCTGAAAAACAAGGGTACTTACGGCCAGTATGAACAACTGAAAATTCCAATCTAAAGGAGAAAAACGATGTGCGATGAAACTAAATCTTCGGCAAACTTCGTCACTCATGAAGACCGCATTCGCGCTTTTCATGATTGCATGGCACCTGCTCTGCATCTGTTTCCGCAGGACATCGCTGAGAAGCTGACAGAGAGTGGGTTCTTTACCGCACCGGCAAGCACAAAGTACCATGGAGCCTACGAAGGCGGTCTGTTTGACCACAGCTACAATGTGACTTCCGTGTTGGTCACCCTCAGCCACAATAATAATTTGGAGTGGCAGCGCCCCGACTCTCCGTACATTATCGGCATGTTTCATGATATTTGTAAGCAGGATCAATACCAGCATCCCGTCGACACAACTTTCTATGGTGGGGGTGGTCCGATCCCTCTTGTTGACGAAAGCAAATGGGAATATGACCCAAACTTGCTTCTCAAGGGTCACGGTGACAAATCCGTCATGCTGCTCTCCCAATATTTGCAGCTGACTATGGAGGAAATCCTGTGTATTCGCTATCACATGGGTGCCTTTGTGGATCAGAAGGAGTGGAACGACTATACTCGGGCCATTCATGAGTATCCAAACGTGCTTTGGACGCATACGGCCGATATGATTGCGGCACACATCCTGGAAATTGACAAGTGACATACCTTATTATATTCTACTGAACAAGAGGTGAAAGTACATGCTCGGAGCAATTATCGGCGACATCGTCGGTTCCCGGTTTGAGTGGCATAACCGCAAGTCAAAGGATTTTGAGCTGTTCACAGAACAATGCCGGTTTACGGATGATACCGCTATGACGGTGGCCATTGCCAAGGCTTTGCTGGAATGTGACGGCAAATTCGATTACCTTAGCGATAGAGTCGTGGGGTGCATGCAGGACATTGGACGCAGATACCTGAATTGCGGATTCGGACAGTCCTTCTGGCTGTGGCTTCATAAAGAGAACCCGAAGCCCTATGGGAGTTACGGAAACGGCGCTGCCATGCGGATCAGTCCAGTGTCTTATGTGGCCAGGTCAGAAGGAGAATGCATCGCGATTGCAGATGCGGTGACGCAGGTTACGCACAATCATCCGGAAGGCATGAAAGGGGCAAGGGCTGCGGCTCTGACCGTTTGGGATGCTCGGAACGGAGCCACCAAGCAGATGATCAGAAAAGTGGTGGAAGACCAATATTATATTTTGGATTTCACCATCGACGAGATCAGACCAAAGTATCGCTTTGACGTGAGCTGCCAAGGCTCTGTTCCACAGGCAATCAAGGCGTTTCTGGAGTCTGAGGGCTTCGAGGACACCATTCGGCTTGCAGTTTCTATTGGCGGAGACAGCGACACCATTGCGGCTATTGCCGGGGGAATTGCGGAAGCTTATTACGGCATACCGTATAAGCTCTGGGAAAGAGCTATGGACTATCTGCCCCAGGAGTTTCTTGATATTTTGGGAGATTTTCAAAAGAGATACGGCTGAGAAAATAGACCATCCTCAAATCGAGGGTGGTCTTTCTTTGTCTACTTACAGGAGATAATCTACATGGATAAAACACAGCTTCAGGAGTTCATCAATGCGCTCGGCATGATCGCTGAGACAGCGCTGGTCTTCTATCGAAGCGTTCTAGCGGCCAAAGCGACTCCGGAAGAAGCCATCCGGCTGACTCAGGCGTTTATCGCGGCCACATTATACGGCAATAACAAGAACGATAACTCCGGAAAGGAGTAAGGAAGGAGAAAAAGTTATGACAATCGGTGGATGGATTATATTTGCAATTCTTGCTCTGATGGTTCTCGGATTCGGAATCTGCGGCGCATATCTCATTGAGAACGTTGCGGGGAAAAATCATCAGTAGTCAGAATTATATTTTGGAGGTAAGTTATGGCCGGTTTAAGTATGGACATCAAATTGGAAACTAGGCTCTGCGAGGTAAACGGCGAGTTTGGATATTTCCACTGCTGGGAGCATTGGTCCAATGTAATAGACGCAAGTCCTCTGCGGGGTGGTCATCCCGGAGGCCAGATTGGGCAAGTCTATGGCATTGTGGAGTTTTCCGGAGAGGTCCGAAAAGTCGATCCATCTAAAATTCGTTTCAAAGATGAGACGAACGAGCAATGTAGGAGTTTTAACGATGAAAAAACTTCCGAAAATTTGTAGGGGTTGTGTTCACGCCCACCCAATATATGGAAACCGTGATAAGACTGGCAAACGAACAATCTCCAGTTATTTTTGCTCTGCGAAACATGCTGGATTAAAGAACGGAAAAATCAATCCTGGTCTGAAGCAGTGCGATGATAGACGAAAAAGTTGGTGATATTTCGTGTTTGTTGAAACCGAGTCCATGCGAATAGCCAGACTGGAGCAGATGTTGAAAGCGGCGCTCGATAATGATGATGCTATTGTCTTGGACGAAAACGGCGAACCTTTGATATTTGAACGGAAAGATGCGCCAAAAGAAATAGAGCAACTTCGCCCATTTGGCGAGGTTGACATTTCTCGCGAACTGGAACTGATTAAAGAATATAGGGAGAGTGCGAAATGATTCAGACTGATTTTGAACCCTATTGTGAGGATTGTGCAGATCTAGAACCGGTCGTAGAGAGACTCTATGGTGATGACGGGGTTATTCAGCAGGTCATCGCTTGCGAACATATCCGCCATTGTCGAAAGGTGGCGGAGTTCTACCGAGAGAAAGGAAAGCTCGAATCTGGGAAAGGAGAATGACCGATGTTCATTGTAAAAGACTGCACACGGAACCCTCCTTATACTATGGTAAGCAACGATGCCAAAAATGTCCGTGATATTGTCATCGGTATTACTGGAGACGAAATGGTTGGTGACCATGTGCTTCTCCATCTTGGACATATGACTTTCGGACAATTTTTAGTCTGGGGGCAATTATTCATTATCAAATGTGTTCCGGATGAAGATGTGCAGGCATTATATTTGAAAGGAAAAACGATGTCTAATGCATGGCACCCCTGCCAGTATGTCGATTGCAAATTAGAACATGACGGCTCTTGGATAGATGGAAAGTGGTATGAATGGGAAGACGTTCATGGTAACCGCGAGGTTGCTCGAATGAAGCTTGATGCCATAGACCATTTCTATCCGCATGCCAAAATCATCAAAGAAGAAGACGTCTGTCGTTATAGAGAGTTAGAAGAAGGAGAAGACAATGCTGATCATTAAAACTGAGGAAGACCGTGAGCGCTGCACATCTTGCTATGGTAACCACACCATTGAGTTGACTATGGAAGAAGTTGTGGCCCTGTTTGCGGGGGCAACCCTTGGCGATCCAAACTTTAATGAATATGGAGTCTTCATTCGATTGGAGGGAAATACATAAATAAGTATGAGATCGATTCTGCTTTGCATGATTTAGAAACTCGTCTCGATATTTCAATCAATTTTGATTCTCCAGAATATTCAGAACTTTTGTCCATGCTTGAACAACATGGAGTTGAAAACATCTTCAGCTTGGCCGGAATTATATGCGCTTGTTTAAAAGGAGAAAAATCTGATGCTTAAAATTGAAAACACCGAGGTTCTGGGCTGGGAGCACGCCATCCGCGGGATGCGCAATCCGATGAACTCTTGGGAGAAGAGTGATAGTAATTTATATCATACCTCGGTCTACTTCGACGAATGTAATGAACGGTGGGAAACGGATGGACATCGTTTTATGATTGGCCCTAATGACCTCGACCTTATGACTCGTCTTCGCAATGCCGGCACTGATCACCGGAAATTCATGCGGATGATCGTGGTGTATGCGGATCTGACCGGACCGCTGTACTGGTGGAAAGAATTCGATACATATAAGGTCGGGACTGTTGCGAACTCTTGCTCGACGATGCATAAGATCGCGGCGAAGGAGTTTAGTAGAGACGATTTTTCTTGGGAGCATTTAAGCGGCGATAACTGTGTCCCCGATCATGACTATCAGTCTTCTACTTACATTCTGGACTTAGTAATCGAGTCTTTGAACTTCTGGAGACATGAATATTTGACTGGAGAAGAAACAGGTCTCAAGAAGGATAAAAGGGCATGGTGGCAGATGATCCAGCTGCTCCCCGCCTCCTATAACCAGCGGCGGACGGTCATGCTCAACTATGAAGTGTTGGCCAACATCTACAAGAGCCGGCGGAACCACAAGCTGGATGAGTGGCATACCTTCTGCGATTGGATTGAAGATCTGCCTTATAGCAAACTGATCATGGGTCCGAGCCTAAAAGATATTCCTATCAGCAATGAAATTATGGAAGAGGCAAAGCGAAGAGTCCGTGAGGAACTGAATGCTCAGTGGGACAAGTTTTATGAAATGCACAGCGGCCATAAGAATGCTGATCGCGCCGTGTTCCGAATCCGAAAAGAGGATGTCGATGCTGAAACATGGGGCGCTCTCATGAAGGCAACTCAGGAGGGAAAGTCGTTCCATATCTTTGAGGAGGACAAACCTTCCGAGAACTGTTCGGATGGAGCCTGCGACATTAAGTGGTGATGAAAAACAAACTTGATATTTTGGAAGAGCATTTACAGACGTGGACGAAACGGCACCCTTGCTGTTGGTGGCTCCTTCGGAAGTTTGCGGACTTTTGGGTCTTTGTGTTAAAAGTCCATATCTCTATCATGATACTGTACCTACTATTTTGGCGTTAAGGAGGATTGATATTTCGTGGAACGCCGAGATTTTATCAGCTTTTGGAATGAGGCACATACCATTATCGACGACGCCGTAGAAAAGCGCGATCGGTCGGTAGCAATTTATATTTCGCCCGATAGTGGTATGACGCTCAATGTCTATCCCTGGCCGG